ATAAGCAAGTGAATCGTTTGTGTGTGCTTGGATAGTATCGACATAATTGATAGTAACGACTTTCAATGAGTCGGAATAATCATTAGCGTGAGCTTCTGCTGTATCGACATAATTGATAGTAACCACCTTCAATGAATCGGAATAGTTATTAGCGTGTGCCTCTGCTGTATCAACATATGATAAAGTAATTGCATTTAAAGAATCTATATAAGATCGAATTGCCGCAATAGAATCCTGACTGGTTATCTCTACTTTATTAGTCCCCATACTTTGTAGGGTGCTATCAGTAGCCCCTTTAAGTGTTAATCGCCATATTTTATTATCTTGTGTATTAAGAATAGGTTGTTTGATTGTAACTATTTGTTTAAAGGTAGCCATACTATCTGTTATAACCATAATCGGATATTGTGAAAACCCACTTAATCCAATCAACAAACTTAGTATAAATAATATATTTTTCATTTTTTATTTATTTAAATGTTGAAACTGTTTCACCATCTGTTAAACCTCCTGTAAAAGTAATCTTTCCTACTGTAGGTGAATTTAATGTTATTCCTGTATAAAAATAAATCCCCTGTTTAAATACTTTAATATTTAATGGTAGAGCAGTTGCTTGTATCGTTATATATCCGTTACTTTCGTCAGTAGCATTTGCTACTATATTTACAGGAGTAGAACTACTTACATAATCACTTATATCTTCTAATTTATGATCATGTAGTAATACTTTACCTAATAATTTATCATATGTTACACTCATATACTTAAGAATTAAATATTACATAACTATATGATGCTCTTCCTGCATAAGTTTTATTAAAAGATAAAGAATCGCTGGTTCCTGCTGTTTGAGCTACATATCTATCTATAACATCACTTGTTCCTACTACTGATGTAATAACTGTTTTAAATATAACTCCATTAATCAATTCTGATGATTGACATGAAGGATCTCTATAAAATTCATAGATTGTAGTTATACCAGTAGAAGGACTATTATATAATACTTCTGTTTTTGTTGCTGGTAAATCTGATTTTGTGTAATACTTATGTGTCATTTATTTATTTATTTATTGTACACTATTTCTCTACATTATATCTTCTTAGTTCTCTTGAATGGAATTTATGCACTTGTAATTTTTTTTCTCCTTCTTTATTTGTTTCCCACCAATGACATTCTATACCTATCATTCTTATTCCTTTTTCTTTTATTGGAGATCCATCTTTATTTACTCCTTTTATAAATTCACTACTCTCTTTTAAGATTCTAGAAACTATCATTTCAAGTTTTAGGTTCTCTTTATGACAAACACTTTCTCCTTCTTTAAATATTATTTTCTCTTCTTCACTCATTTCTATAATCTTATTACAAATATATAACATAAATATATTAAAAAACAAAAAAGGACAGATTTTTTTTCTGTCCTTTCATTTTAATTAGATAATAAAATCTCGTAGAATCATTCTCACATTAGGAGTTATATCATCTGTTATGTCATTTTCTTTTAAAGAAGAAAAGTTTATTTTTATATCTCCTTCCATAAAAGAATCCATATATTTAACATATTTATCTTGTTTAATAGCATCTTCTTTTATTACATCTGTTGTCAATAAATCATTCTTTTCTTTATTAAATGCTTCTGTTTGTTCCGGACTTATACTTATCATTCCATCCGTTTCTTTTACTTTACCTGATTCATCTTTAATAGCATATTTATCTATAATAGCTTTTTCTCTTGCTAGATATTCCTCTGATAAGATACCTCTAATCTTTAATTGTTCATTATCTACTTTATCTACTTCTCTTAACTGTTCTAATATCTTACCTAAGTTAGATGTTACAAATTTAGAGTACTTAGCACCCTTTACATTCATTACAGTCTTATCTCCAAAGATTCTAGAAAATCTTCTTAAGTCTTTTCTTTTAATTATTTGTAGGTTCATTCTTTTATATTTTTATGTTTATATTCTACTTTTTTTATTTCTAATGTTGTATTTATATTTTCATCTATCTTTTCTTCTTCAACTTTACAGATAATGTCATGCATAACTACTTTAAAATATTCTTTCTTATTCCAATATACTAAATCTCTAAAAGACATCTGTCTATTTAATAATATCCTATCTCCAATATTATAAAAATCATAAGACATATCAATTACTAATGGTGATTTACATACTATCCTTGCTTGGTATATATGTTCCTCAAATGTTTCTATAAGTTCAGCTTTATCAGATATTTTTGTAATATCTTGATTAGGTTTTATTATTGATGAAGGAGATGTTACTATAGGTTTTATCTCTATCATCTCTATAAGATAAGTACCTGGTGATGGTGTTAAATTTAGTTTATTCATATGTTTAAAATTTAGGTGTTAATATTTTCTTTAATAAAAGGTCCATAAAACAAGTATAAGATATTTTAAGTTCTGCATATTCATATTCTTTTTCTTGTTCAATATAGGTCTTAGGAGAAGGTTCTAAGATATAATATTCTCCTTGTTCTTCTTTTTCTTTGCATTTAAAGATATATGAAAGACCATCCATATTTACAAAGACTAGATTAAAGACATCTCCTTGTTTAATATCATCTATAAACTTTAGTAAGTCTTTCTCTTCTAGTTCTTTTTTTACTTCTTCTTTATACATCATCTTTAATTTTTAAGTTTATATCTAGACTACAACCTATTGCCTCTACCATTTTTTTCAACTTATCATCTGCTATATTACTTATTCCTCTTTCATAATTACTTATTGTAACTCTATTTATATTTGTTCTTTTACTTACATCTTCTATTGAATAACCCATTAACTTCCTTACTTTTTTCCATTTGTCCTTCATAATAGTTAATGAGAATCATTATAGATGTATATTATTCTTTACATTTCTATGCAATTATATAAACTATTCTTTACATTTCCAAATATTTATTTTATAATATTTATTTGAGTTATGAACATAAAGGTTCTTTTTCCATGATAGAGAGTATCTGAGGCTAATACGCCCAGACCTTTATCATGAAATATTATATATCCTTTAATACTCTTATGATATATAACAATAGCAGGCTAATCCGACCCCATTCCATAAGGAGTTACATATGAGTCCTTCGTCAATGACGCGTATCATGGACCAGGGTGACAACCTTAAAGTCAGATCCTGGATTTGTTTAAATATGTAACTGGATTTTCTACAACAGAGTTTTACTAGTATATTAGAGTATTTTAGACTAGACCACCGAACTCCTGACCCCAAAGGTATATGTTTCATAATGGAAATTTTAACAGTACAAATATAAATTAAAATTTTATTTTACAAATATATTTGGATATAATAATTATTAACTTATCTTTGTAGTGAAATTTTTCCTGAACCCAAAGGTTTCAAATTAAACCCTCAAAAGGAGAAATCCCAAGAGGGTTTAAAATTTTAATAAGTACCCATTCCATGATGCGTAAATAACCAGAGGAGAAACATTTCTCAAAAATGTTCTCCTCTCTTGCATTTATATAAATAATAAATTATCTTTACAATAGTTTTTCATATAGTTTGTTTTATTGGTTAAAGTTAAAAGGTCCCGATGTCTTAATAAAGATCGGGACCTTTCCTATTATATATATTATCTATTATTATTTAAGATATTTCTTTATTGATTCTTTAAAATATACGATAGGTCTATGTATTGGGGTTCTCATAATATATTTCTCTACATCATTAACAAATTGAGAAACATCTTTCGAATCATATTGTATGAATGTTGATTCTAAACCTATTTTATATTCATCTGTTATATCTATAGTATCTCTTATGATATTTAAACCTTTTTCAAAAGATATTAAAGGTTCCATAGATATCCATGTATAATAATTTAATTTTGATAATTTTTGTAATGCTATCATCCTATCTATATTAGGAGAAGCATTAGGTTCTAAAATATCTTGATTAGTGATAGTAAATCCAAACTTAATAAAATTCTTATAAGGTTTCATTATATCAAAATAATAATTATCAGTAATCCATGAAGCATTTTTGGTAAGAATTCTTGTATAAATATCTTTCTTAGCATTAATTTTTATTATTTCTAAAGTTAGATTAACTGTTGTTTCTATGAAAGGATCTGTTACAAAAGAAAGAAATACAGATTTATCATTTGTAGATTTTATAAGACTTTCTTTCTTTATAAATTCTTTACGATATTGATTTATAGCATCTGTATTGTCTTTAAAACATTTTCTTAACTTTGCTTCATTAGTAAATAGATTAGATAAATTTCCTGTCTTATTAAAGCAATAAGAACAGTTATGAGGACAACCAATATAACCATTAAATGCATATTCCCCATATTCTAATGCAGCACCTTTAGGTTTATAAATTAATTCTGACATATATTTTAGTTTAATATTAATGACATATTTTCTAAATCATTTAATGATTTAATAGGTATACTTACACCTTCTCCACATATCGGACATCTAAGAAGTTTTCCTTTAGGAGTATTCCATATCTTATCATATCCTACATTAAAAATATTTCCACATGCAGGACATAATACTTCCGGCATAGTATAATATTTAATACTTGCACTCATGATTTCTTTTTTATAAGTCTATAATCTTTTAATCTATTATTTTTAATTACTTTCTTATCTTCTTCTGTAAGTAAACTCTTCCATGTATTACCTCTACATACATCTCTAAAAGACCACCATCCTATAAGATAACTATAGTTTTTAAATATCGATTTATAACTATCTCCTTTCAACAATCTATCTCTTATGCATCTAACTTGAAAGTCTGTTAGTTTATATCTAAATTTATCCATTTTCTATTTTAACCATCGTTGAACATTTATTACAAATAATATATTTAGTCACATCATTAATACCTTCTCTAACACCTACACTAAAGATGTCTTTCTTACTATATGATGTAGTCTTCTTACAATATGGACACACTATTTTTTTATACATTTTTCTGGAGTTAAAGGTTTAATTAACATTTGTAATGGCATTTTATTCTCTTCATCATTACATAAAAGATTTCTAATTTCTTTATTCCTTTCAAACATTTTTTGAACTTCATAATTTTGATCTAATATTTCATGTATTACCTTTCTTAATTTTTTTAGTTTTAATGTTCCTTTTGTATCTACAGCATGGTCTAATATTATTCCTATTACATTATAGAACATTTGTAAGTCTTTGAGAAAATTACTAATATTAAATTCATTTAAATAATTAACCTTTCTTATTATCATTCGTGAAAATATTTTTTTAATAGGAGACAATCCTAACTTACCACCATCATCTATACAAATACAGAAACTTTTCAGCAAATGACATTTAGGACAATATCCAGCAAAAGATTCTAACTGTTTTTTACCTTTTTTACATGCTTCACCCCAATTAACTTTAGGAACTTCTATTTTCCCAACACCATTTGTTTTTTCTACTTTAGTTTTCATACTTTTTATTTTTTATTAAATTTAATATTACTATAAATATCTTTATCATTTTCGAATACATCAATTAACTTTTTTTTTTCATAAATTTTCCAATCAATAACTTTAATTCTTTTATCTTGTCTTTGAAATTTAGGTCTTACTCCACCTAGTCTAGAGTCCCAAAATATAATCCCATTTACTTTAAATTCATACATCATTGTTTCATATGTAAATCCTAAAGGAATACTACATATATCTAAAATAACTCTACAATTCTTAATTGCTTTTTTTAATTTTCTTGGTTGTTTCATAATTTATTTTTAAAATTAATTAATTTATATTTTAAATTCCATATTCTCATAGTTCCTAATTTAGCAACTTTAAATATTTCTTTATCTGTTAATGGTAAACTGTCTTTATTTATTTTAGCTTCTCTAACTATATCTGCAATATTTACATTATAATCTTTATGTTTATTTATTACTATTATACCACAGTCTTTAGGAATTAAAACTTTAGCTTTATCATATAACACATCCGGAATAGCATAATAAAACTGTTTAATACGTTTATCTTTATGTCCATGACCTTTATCAAAGTCTTTCTTTAAATCACTTATAGACCTCTTTATTTCAACTTCTATTGCATGTCCTGAAGGTCTTACTATAAGTAAATCACATTCATGAATAAATAATCCCCATGATATATTAGGAACAATAATATTCTTTCTAATACCAAATCTCACAGATATTGCATATTCTATTTCTTCTAAAGAAATTATTTTCATATTTTATAACTTATTAGTTAAACAAATATAATAAATATATTCTTACACCCCCTGTATCTATAACTATTTATTCAAACAAGTTATTAACCCAATAAAGAAACCCCACATATCATAAACATAATTAATAAATTTTCCAGTAATAATACCTTACAACATTTTATAATTGAAAATTACTATACTTATACACATTATATAAATACCCCAACCATACTTAGTATATCATAACCTTCTCTATTTATCTATTTCTTATACCAATCTATTCAAATTCTTACCCCCCTCATGAACACCTATATGTATCCCCCCCGATGTCTTAAGTTAAATAAAGTAATAATTAATAAATTAAACTTATGAAAATTAAAGTAGTACCAGGACAACAGTATGAGAAAGCTTCTTTCGAAGACTTCGATTTGCAGATTTGTAAGGAAGAGAAATTGGTATTGGGATCAAAATCCAAAGCCGAGTTTGCAATCATCAGAGGTACAGTGGATGAAAGACTCCACATGCCAAGTGCAGCATCATTCTGCAAATTAGCAGAAGAAGGAGCACCAATACTATTGGATGATAACGGTAATGTAGTTTCAAAACCTGCTATAGGAAGTAGCCTGAATATTAACTTCGACCTATTAATAGGTCAGGTTAACGGGTGTACCGTATGGTCTCATCCTGTAGCAGAAACTACAAAGAAAACTACAAAGAAGTAAGATTTATGGGATGATTAAGTTCATCCCATAATTTTTTTAATTTTTTTTTATGTATAGGTGATGTGGTAAAGGACGAAAGTTACGACTATATCTTAATTGATGTACTTCAGCCTATATATTTCTCTCGCAAGTATTCTAGTTAAGCATTAACAAAAAGAGAGTGATGTCTCTGGCTACTAGAGCTCAAAACATTTATGAATATAATAAGTATTCTGCCGATTGACTATATAAGAGATATAGAATAACATCGAGAAGTTCCAAAAGGTTACGGATGGAAGGAAGTGCGGACAGCTATGAGACAAAGGTTATTCTCAAACACCAATGTCATTTAAGGTATGTGCTAGTCGGTAGCGTAAGAGGTTCGACTCCTCTACATACTCCTAATTTTTAATCTCAATATTATGTACGATGAAATAGTTATCTCAGTTAAGACACTATCTACATCTCTTGACATCCTTATTATGGATGTTGATGATGAATAGAGTGCATTAACTTAGATATATGAACATCCCTTTCCAAGCTTTAGGATGGTATAAACATGAAAGCTTTTCTATTGATTAATTAATTAATAAACTAAATAAAATGAGACAATTAAGATTCACAACTAAAAACCAAGTAGACTTAGAATGTATAAGGAAAACATATTTAACGTCTAATGTAAAATGTACTAAAGCTTATATCCATGGTGAAGCTGAGGATATAGCGGGATTTGATTGTCCTGACTTTATCGATGGTGATATGGAGCAACTAGAATTACCTATTGATAAACAGGACATTCTTATGGTACTTCTTAATGGAGACTTCAAATGTAAAGCTGAATTTCTTCATCGTCCAAAATCTACTTCTTATTATCTTTTAACCCTAAAAGATGAAAAATCTGCTTTAGAAGATTGATACATATATATATTGTATAGGTATTTTGAGTTCTATAATATACTGTTTGCTTACATATTTTTGTCTCCAAGCGGGAGCACTTCGAATAACTGTAAGTATAATAGCCTTTATTAATTATAATATGTAATCATTTCACTTACATATTATAATATCATTATACTCCTAAATTCAAAATACCTATACAATATATATATAGGATACTTTATTCTTGATAGTATTTACCTTAAATTTTAATATTATGAATCTACATGTTAATTTCGACAGTCCTACTAAAATGGATAATAATTTTATTATTCATTTTCCTAAAGGTTCTTTTCTTTATATTCAATATGAAGATAAAACCTTTATTGATAGAGTCTTTAACGAACTTAAAGAGGAAGGGTTTGATGGTAATATCACCATTAACTTTATAATGATTGTCTAATTCATACTAACCTTGTCCAATTGCTTTGCCATAGGATGAGGTTAGTTTTACCCTATTTTCGTCTTGGACATACAACCACGTGCCTCTCAGAGGTCTACAAATACCCATTTTTACCATATTTCTACCTTTAATTAGATATCTTTATTAACCTATTCTTATTCTCTCCAATTGCCCTCAATCCCTTACTGGTATTGACTTTCAGCTCTCTTAAAATGTGAATATATATTAAAGCTAGGTTGTTGATATAGTTGAGTATATGAGTTATAATAGGTGTATAAGTAGACTTATGGTAAGGTGGAAAATTTTAAATCATAAGATGGGAAAGATAAGAGTGGGAGGTGATGTTGCTGGAAGATTTAATAATGGATTATATAGATATATATGATAATGTTATATTTGTATGGTTATTTTAATTTGATTTTAAGTAATAAATATTTTTAAATATTTTATAATGGAGAAGACTATCTATGTATACGCTGATAGGAGGTATCAATACAAGAGATGAATTATTTTCTGAATTGTATTTGATTGAAGGTTCGAATCCTTACTTCTCCACTAATTTTTATTGTTTAATTTTAATAATATGGAAAATAAATTTGATAAGATGACTATTCTCTTTAATAATATTTCTATTTTAAATAATGAAATTAAAGATATTGAAGATATAGCTATGAATGTAGCCAATGGAAATATTAAAGCTAAAATTAACCTACTTGTGGAAGATTTACGCAAGGTTAAAGATAATCTATTTGATAAAGATGGTTCTTTAATTAATAAAAATAATAATAATGAACAAGAAGAATATCATATGAGATTTAAAAAATTAGGATTTCTTCACTTCGATAAACCTAAAGATTTTTCTTTTAAATATGATATATCTGAAGAGATAACATTAAAAGTTCTTGCTATTGTTCTTAATGAGAAAAATAACATGAAGAATTCCTTACTAAATGAATTAACTAAAATAAATCAATAATATTAAGATTATGGAAACATTTGAAACTTTAAAACCAGAAATTGTAAAAAGAGCTAAACAAGAAGGTGCTTGTGAACCTGAATTTAAAAGAGTAATTAAATCTACTAATTCAAAAGAACTTTGTCAGGTTATAAAAGACAATTTCAATTGGGCTTATAAACACAAAATAATTGATTGTGAATTAATAAAAAAATTTGAAGATATATTTTCTGAACAGGATATATATCAAAACCAATCTATAAGTACAGGCTATTTGCTTTGTGATTCTGCTAGTGTTGAAGCTTATGATTCTGCTATTGTTAAAGCTTATGATTCTGCTATTGTTAAAGCTTATGATTCTGCTAGTGTTAAAGCTTATGATTCTGCTAATGTTGAAGCTTATGATTCTGCTAATGTTGAAGCTTATAATTCTGCTAATGTTGAAGCTTATAATTCTGCTAATGTTAAAGCTTATAATTCTGCTAATGTTAAAGCTTATAATTCTGCTATTGTTAAAGCTTATGATTCTGCTAGTGTTAAAGCTTATGATTCTGCTAATGTTGAAGCTTATAATTCTGCTAGTGTTGAAGCTTATGATTCTGCTAATGTTGAAGCTAATAATTCTGCTAATGTTGAAGCTTATAATTCTGCTAATGTTGAAGCTTATAATTCTGCTAGTGTTATAGCTTATGATTTTGCTAGTGTTAAAGCTTATGGTTTTGCTTATATAAATTGTATTAACACTATTGAAATAAAGATATCTGAAAATGCAATTTATAGATTACATGATGAAATATATTATTCTAATCCAAATATGAAATTTAATCTTGTAAAAAATGAATAAGATACTTATTATAATAATAACTATTAATCTGTTTAGCTGGTTACTCCAGCTAGCAGATTATATGATGTATAAATCTTTTAATCGTGGTAACTACTATAGTGCTATTGATGAATCACTACATCATTATTCTATTAAGAAAGATAGATACTTCATTAAAGGATTGTTTTTGTTTGATTTATTATCTATTATTGCTTTGTTTAGTCTATTAATTAATTTAATTTTAAAATAATTAAACCTACAGTTTCAAGATATTGCCAATATGATAATAAATTAGAAAAGTATTATATCAAATATGTAGATGAGATATATGAAATTTTAAAAAAAGAATATCCTGAGATCACAAAAAAACAAATAAACCATACACTTAAATTCTTTATAAGGAATATGGTTATTGTAATAAGAGGTAAATGGGATATTAATCTTTCTGGGTATTTTATTATCATAAGGAAATTGAAGATAAGACATATCGTACCTTTTAATATCATTAAATATTCTTTTGATATATATCAGAAACTATTTGGAGATGATGATGCTGTAATAAATATTAAAAAATTAAGAAATAATGAATAATAATATAAAAATAATAATATGTCGATGTCTAAAGCACAAGGATTTTTAATTAAACAATGTTTAAAATCTCCTACTATAAAATCCCCTTGGGATATAATTCATCAAGATAATATTGCTAAAGAAAAATTTCACAGAGGATATATTCCTTATTATGGTGATTCATTTAGTAATTGTACAGTATTTAAATCATATAAAACAAATATATCTTATGGATATACAAAAACTTTGATATCTGATAAATTACCTGAAAGAAATGAATTATGTATTTGTGGATCTGGAATTAAATTTAAAAAATGTTGTTTAACTAAATATAATTAATTATGATGCAGTCAATGAATAGTCCATACATTAAAATGTATGATGAAAAAGGATTTTTAACTAATCCTATTAGTGAAGATTATAAATCTGAGTATCCAAATCGTACAAAGAGAAGAGAGGAAATGAATATACCCCGATTTAAAGGTAATAATAAGGGTGTATCAATGACATATTCACCTCATGGTACATTTACTAAAGAAAATCAAAATATCACATTAAAAGATGGTTCTGTAAAGATTATTAATCATTATAGAACTAAATAATAAATTAAGGCTTTAATTGTAGGTTTACCTTCTAATGAAACCTACTTATCTATTAATCTTAAATATTAAAATTATGAAAAGAGTATTTAAATCATATTTTGACAGATCTGTATTTTATGTATTCTTTGTAATATGTATTACTACAACAATATGTTCATTCTTCCCTTTCGATTTATTGAGTATATTAACTATTGGAACTTCTTTTATTATTCTTATATCTGTTTATTATCTTTCTACAAGAATAGAATATATGAAATATTATTATCCTATTGTACAAGAATATATAGATGGTCCTTTTAATTATCCTTTAAAATGTAAAATTACAAAACATGGAATAGGTAGCTTATCCTGTAAATGTTGTAAGCATAATATAGGTAGATCACAAGATAAAACATATTGGATTCAATGTTCTAAAATTTATAAAGCTATAAAATGATTAAAGTACATTCAGAATATGGATTAAATGCCTATATTATTGATAAAGGTATTCTTAGTACTATTGGTGCATATCCTTTAAAAGAATGTGTCTATGATACCTTAAAATCAATAATTGATGATAATAAATATTATCCGGATGATATTAATGTTTATATAAGAAAATATAATCATAAACAATCTAAAGAATATTTAGATATAATTATATTCTTTATTAATAATAGTATCAAAAAGAATGAAATATTTTCTAATAAAATATCTGATTTTACTAGAGAATTAATAATTAATAATTAAATATTACGGCTGTGATATGCGATGTTTGGCGATTACGAGAACAAACCTATCAAAATACATAGAACGTGGACAATACAATATTATGGAAACGATAAACTATTTATATGAATAAGAAAGAAAAAAGAATCCAAATTATCGCAATGCTTTACCAAAACATGGATAAAGTAGATGCAGATGAAACATTAAAACTTATTGATGAATTCAGCACTATGGCAGTAATAAATAATGCCGTATTACCGCATGTTATAAACCGAAGGGAACTGTTAATTGATTTTTCTATGAAAAGAAATAAAGCACCTGAAGAATTTAAGGCGCAATATGAGAAAGAAGTTGATGACTACTTAAAATCAATTAATAGTTTATAACGGTTACAAATATGAAACGGCAGGGATTACGTGCAAAACCCTATCAGCCGACTACAAATGATGAATAGTAGCACAAAGTATAAAATAAGCATTACGCCCTGCTGTTTTATATTTGATGTTATGGTGCGTTTATTTTACTAACATGGTTGATTTTAACGGATTAGACACAAAAAAAAATGCTGTAAAACTTCAAGTAAAAACAGCAACGATATTTATTTGGAAAGAAAGTAACTTAACTGCCCTTATTTCTGTTAGAGATAAAGATGGCAAAGCATTATGGCAAAAGGCGCATTGTGATGCTTCTGACTTACCATTTGCTATTGAAGTTGCTAACAGAAATATACAGACTGGTATGTTTGAAACGGATTAAATGCACCATAACGGTCGGCAATATGAAACGGTTGCCTTGTAAGACGTTTCAAATTTAGTAATAGCCTATCGGCAACTGTTTTTATATTGCTTGTTAGGCACAGTTAAATTTAAAACCATGAAAAGAATAACTATTTGGTTAATGAAGCGCCAACTAAAAGCAGCAAAAAATTATCGTAATAATTTAGATAATAGTATTGTAATTAAAGCATATGACTACGTTATAAAGAATTACGAAGATACAATAATGTTTTTGCGTGCTGAACTTAAATCGAAGGCACGGTCTTAATTATGCCTAACGTTGATAATATGAAAAGTTGGGGGATTAAAAGAGCAAAAATATCGGGTCGCAACCGAAGCCTTGACGGTAGCTGGGAGGTAACATACACCGCTGCACCCCCAATTTTTTATATTATGTGTTAGCAACTGGGCTTTATTTATAAACTTAAAACTAAATAAAAATGGAAGTAAATGATTTAATAGACCTTAGATTCACTTCATCTACTAAGGGACCCATTCCTATCTCAAGAACTATAGATGGGAAATTTGCCCTTATTAATGGAACATTCAGAGGTATAATTGACATAGGCTCTACTTGGAAATGTAGAATAGATAAAATAGAAAAGTTTAAAGTTATAATAAGTCCAATATCATTACAGAAATTATAATAATAATTAATAAATTTCAATATTATGGAAACAAAAAACAATGTATTAGTCGTTCTTAAATCTAAGTTAGACTATAAAGAAAACAAATCAAATACAAGAGAGTTTACAAAAGAAGAGATAACTTTACTAAGAGAGTACTGTATCTCTTTAGATTACCATTTTTCAATTAATAAGCAAAACAAGATAGTTAAGATATTCAATCCTATTACATTTAAATATGGATACCTTAAAGTTCTTAATAATGAGATATGCTATGGCTATTTCGTTAAAGAGAACGATAATTCTAAATTTATTGTAAAATATAATGTTCTCTTAGAGTTAAATAACTTTAAAAAAATAAAAGGTTATAATATAAGAGTAAATAGAATGATCCAATCTGTTATGTTTGGTATATATGACTTAGAAATTTTAAAATAAATAGAATAATGAAAAGAGATATTGATTGGAAAGGATTTCAAGAAAATGTAGAAACCTATATTAAAAAAAATAGAGGCATAGGTGCAAAGTTTTTAAAAATATTATTCGATAATTATTCTACAAAGGGTATAAAAAATTTGAATATACAAAAAACTGTAAAAAGTGATTTAGGTATTATTAGCGATAATACTTCTAACTTAGAAAATATTTTAGGAATGCTACACGAATTTAGGAATTGGAATAGGGAATGGGATATTTACTTTGCAAAACACCCTAAAAATGTTGATGAGTTTGCAAAATTATTGTCAAAAAGATACAAAGTTAAACGTGTTAACGTTAATTATAAAAAATCGGTGAGGAGTTCGGAGCTACGGAACTATCAACTGATACAAAACTAATTTAGTAGCAAGTGGTTTAAAATAAGCACGATACCCCACTGTTTTTTATAATGTGTTATCGGCTGCCTTTTTAAAATTTAATTATTCACTTAAAAACTTAAATAACAATGGAACAAATTAGAAATTCAGACCTTATCGAAGGTAAGACTATTGAAAGAACGGATTATTTAGATAATAAATTCTTTCTATTTTTTACAGACAATACCTTTTGTATAATATCAGGTTGTGGCTGGGATGAAAAAGATGTTGAATTTAATGAAAATGAATTTGAAGTTGAACCTAATACAAGCAACTACGATGATCTTAAAAGTATTGGAATTATTGATGAAGCTACCTTCTTTAAATTTAAAGATCTTAAAGAACAAAATAGCAAAGAGTATAGAAAGCAACAAGACATTAAACAACTTAATGAATTACGCAAAAAGTATCCAGATGCGTAAGGTTGCCGTATTAAATACGAGAAATAAAATTTCAATTTACAACAAAACTACACGGGCAAAATGGCGTATGAGCCCGTGTTAGCAGTTGTTTTTATTAATCTAAATATAAATTTATTATGAAATACGAAATTAAATATAAAGAACTTGAAAGTTATTTAACTTCTTTACCTGAAAAAGAATTTCAGGACAAAAAATATAATCCAAACGGAATTATTAAAGAGGCAGAATTGATGACAGATATTGACTTTTTTAAAAAAGATAAATCGAAATTCCCAATAAGTAAAGTTATTGATTACGGAATGCCATTTTTACTTGATGCTTTAGGCAATGATTTATCTATATGTATTTTAACTAAAAGAAAATTTAAGCTACCAACTGGAAGACCAATACAAGCTAAATTAGACCGTACAATTATATCAAATTGTCGAAAAATATATGGAACACCTTTGAATGGATGCTGGGTAATACCTGAGCAGTTCGTGGTTTTAAAATAACTGCTAACCGTTGAAGCTATGACCAGTAAAGGATTACGGAGCGATGCACTATCCACCGATACTAAGCTGGATGCGAGCTACAACGTTTGATTAACCACCACAACCTTTATTGGTTATAGCTTGTGTTAGTGCCAGTTATTTATTTGATTATCAATTTTTAAAAACAAAAATACAATGAAGAAAATTAGCACACTTTACAAAAAAGACCCGAACGATTTAAGCAGGGTAATTAATGAAATTGCACCCGAAAATAAATGGGTAATTGATGGCGAAGGTATTCCGACACGCAAGTTTGATGGAACTGCAACCGCTATTATTGATGGCGAATTATACAAACGATACGATGTTAAAAAAGGTAAGCAAGTGCCACTAAATGCGATACCATGCCAAGAGGCTGACGAAATTACAGGACACCACCCGCATTGGATTAAATGCGACCGAAACAACCCAGCTGATAAATGGCATTTTGTTGGTTTTGATGCCTTAGAAAATAAAGAAGATGGAACTTATGAACTTTGTGGCGAAAAATTACAAGGCAACCCAGAACATTTAACTGGACACATTTTAGTTAAACACGGAATAGAAGTATTACCAGTAACCGACTTTTCATTTGAAGGAATAAAAAACTACTTATCAAATTCTGAATTAGATATTGAGGGTATTGTTTTTCATCATAAAAACGATGGGCGTATGTGCAAAATTCGCAAATGCGATTTCGGTATCAAGCGGGCTGTTTTATAATTGGCACTAACGGATTATATATGCGTTCGGTTGCTGACGCAAAACAGCACCAACTTAATTTAAAAAACAAAAGTAAAATGAAAGCACAAGACAACAAAAAAGAGAAAGCAACTGACGTATATACGTTGTTACCTGCCGTTTTAGATGAGATCATTGAATACATTGAAGATACTGAACAAACCATTGATGGTGAATGGGGTTCGTGTAGAGACTTGAAAGAGTTGATTAGAGATAAACAAATGCCTGAATTATATGATAAGTTAATTGCTTTGAGAAATGGCAGGTAACTCACTTATATATACAGTTCAAAATATTGAAGTATGCCAAAACTAATAGAATCGGTAGATATAAAAAATAGAATAATAGAACTGATTAATAATAATAATTTATTTATTAATGATGAACTTCAAATTTTTGAAGCACTTATTAATAAATATAAACCTATATCCATTTCTAATTGTTCTAATCTTTTAGGAAAAAAATATAACTCTATAAAGTATATGGTTAACCATAATTCTTTACCTTTTATTTCTATTAATAATAGTAAACATATTTTAAAATCTTTAATATAATTATATGGAAATTTTAAATTTAATTTTGATAGGAGTAATATCAAGTGGTATTACTCTTATGTATCAAAGAGGATTTTTTCCGGGAATGATATTTCATTCTTGGTTTAGATGGTTAATAATGACAAAGTATGAAATATTAGCTAAAATATTAGGCAAATGTCATTATTGTAATGGATTCTGGATAAATATTATTATAACCTTTTTATTTACTCATAACTGGCTTTATTTCATCATAACTTCAGGTTCTTGGTATTTATGTACAGTTATCGTTTCTAATGTAATAGAATGTATTTATGTGCCAATAATATATAAATCAGCCTTAGATTGGTGGAACAGTTTAAATATATTCGAAAAAAGTAATTTAACTGAAAAATATAAAATTAATGTTCCTGATAATGGATTAAAAGGAATAAATCAATATATAATACAAGGAATAGCAAATAAAGAAAAAATATTAATAAAATAATAATATAATTAATTTAATTATGAATTACGAAGAATATTTACAAAAAGGGAAAGAACTCGAATCAGAATTTGAGAATAAGAAAACAGAATTAATGAAAGAATTTGTAAAGGCAAATAATCCTTATAAAATTGGTGACAAAATAACAGACCATATTGGCTCAATAATTATTGAAAAAATGGGGTTTGCGTGGGGTTTCGGTAATAAGCCATGTGCCACATATACAGGTTTAGAACTTAAAAAAGATGGCACTCCAACTAAAAAAGAATCACGTAGACAAGTGTGGCAGTCAAATATTGTCTAACATATGTTACCGCCAGTTTTTATTTATTAATCTTAATATCAAAACTATATGAAATCATGGAAAGAACCTACAAAAGAAAGATGGGGAATGGATTATCGTCCCGGAATTACAGAAGAATTTTCACAACTAATTAAATTAGCTAAAGAAAAGATTGAGCCATTTTCATATAAAGAAATTTCAAGATATACTTATTACTTTAAAGTAAAAGGTGAGGAAATTTCGAGTGAATTTGATTGCTGCGATGATGAAAAATGTATCAAAGAAGCCAAAAAAGCTATAAGAAAACAATACGGGAAAAATACGCATATTGAAGAATGTTATTCGGATAATGACGAAGACCATGAGAGTATTGAAATATGTAGTATTTGTGGAAAACCTATGAATGAATATCTTACTTGGTGTAATTCAGAATTAGAGTACTTAGAAGAAAATAAACCTTGGGACGCTCAATTTTTAGCTGATGAAGGTTTTGTAATTGGCGTTATTTTAGATAGTACTCCAACTATGGATTGTAATATTTCAGATTATGCAAAATATCAAAAAGGCGAAACACTTCAAAAGGCATTACAATCAAGAGAAGAATTTTTTCAAAGAATCGGTAAATTAGCTCAATCAGTAATTGATGCAGACTTCGCTGTCTTAAATGGACGGTAACGGTGAAGCTATGACCAGTAAAGGAATGCGGGCTTCGTGCCTGTCAAAATAGTAGAAACTTAATAGAAAATACAAAATGAAAATTAACGCAGAAACCCCCAATTGCATAAACATATTGTTATATGCTGCTTTTTCTTCTATTCCATTAGATATTGAAGGTTCAAATTTAGAAAATACTGGTTGGATTCCTTCCGAAAATGATAAAAAGTATATGGATGGAAAAAACTATTTACTTGCTATTGAAGAAGCTAATTCCAAAAATGCTAAAGTAATATTTAAAAATGTATCTCTACAATGGGATAGTTGTGATTGCGGAGATTATTATGGTTGTTCGCATGGGAATTATGTTTATGATATTGACATAATAAATGAAAATAAAAAAATTAACATAGAATATACCGATGGAGATTCTCTGGAATTTTATAACAATGGGAAGTCCTGTAAGATTCCAACAGCAGGAGCAACTATTTTTGATTTTATAAGAATGTGTCAAATTTGTGAAATTGAATTAGAGCTAACAGATTACGCAGAAACTCTTTTAAAGTAGCATATAATTTATTTATATGTGCATAAAAAGTAATACTTTTGCATACTAATCAATTGAAATATAGACTATTAAATAAAAGCATTAAATTAAGTAAAAACGAGTTGCATTACTTATATATTTTGAAATTTAAATACAAAATGAAAGTTAATCAATTTATCCGTGATGCTATCATCGAAAAATTAAAAAAAGATGTTCCAGTAATAAGAATAAATTTTAATAAAGAATATGAACCATTCTAACTTATACTAAATGATAATAAAGATATGTTTAATAATATTATTTATTATGTGTAGTCTTTCTATTACTCATAATATGATAGTGTCTATTTATCCTGTTTATTTAAGTTTTAATGTTACTGTAACTATATATAATGCAGAATCAAATCAATGTGATGATACACCTCTTATTACAGCTTCTAATGATAAAATAAATGAAAATTCTATAAATTGGATAGCTTTATCTAGAGATTTAAAAAAAAATTGTAGATTTGATGATACAATAGAACTATTTATAAATGGTAGGTATAAAAAATATATAGTTAAAGACTTAATGAATAAGAGATGGACAAATAGAGTTGACATCTTAATTCATACTAAAAAACACTTTAAAGTAACTTCAGTTTTATATATAAAATTATAATTATGGAAACGTGGAAGATAATAACAATAATAATAGTAGTATCTATTATCTTTATTTTATGCTTTATGAAAGGTAAAAAAAGAGATGAAGAAGATTGATATGATAATAACTTTATTTTTTTTAATAATATGTCTAATTATATTAGGCTTATATGCTAATGGAATATTAATAAATTAAAATTATGGCATTAAATAAAATTACGACAAAACCATCTAAACATAAGTTTTTTTATGTTGTTTTTAATATAAATGGAGATGTTATTGGAATAGCAGATTCTTTTGGTAAAGGATTATCTATTTATGAACAACGGTATAATAATACACCTTCAGATTCTAGAAATAATATAATACCTTTTGAAATAAATAAATTTTATTATAAATAATAATTATGGTAATTAAATTATTAGGAATATTATTTGTTATTATTTCTATATATATGATAAGTATTAGAATAAATTATAATGATTGGTTTGATACAATAGGATGGGTGTGTTCTTTTTTTTGGTGTGTTAATTCTACATTTTTACATAAATCTTAAAACAATGAATTTTAATAGCTCAATTAGATGTATTTTACAAAAAGATAAAATAACACATCCTTTATTTCCTAAAGAAATAAAATATATATATTTAAATAACAATAATTTAGTTAATTCTTTAGGAGAACAAATTAATATTAGTGATTATATATTTAATGATGATAATTATCATATATATTATTCTGAAATACTAACTAAAGAAGATGAAATATTATTAGTAGCAGTATTTTGGGAATTATTTCGAATAAATTCTAAATATATAGATAAATATACTAATTTAATTGATAAATTAAGAATTAAAAATTAAAATTATGGTAACAGGAATATTAGATGAAGACTATCTCAATGAAGAGAGATTAAAGGATCACATTAAAGAATTAGAAGAATATGATAAGATAAGAGAGGAAAGAAATAATGCTTTAGAATTATATTGTGTAGAATGTGATAAATATATTCCAAAAGAAAAAGTTATATGGAGAAATGATACTCCTTATTGTGAATGTGGTAATATATTAGAATTATGATAGAAGAAGAAGCATTAGAAGAAATAATAAAGTTAGCAAATGGTACATCAGACCCTGCTACAATAAAGGCTTATTATAAACAACAATTCTTTAATGGAAAGAAGATGCTATTTGATGGTACTATCATTACAGCACTACTTATATTAGAAAAATACAAGGCTTACACAGATTATTGGGATTCTTCATTTGGAAATAAAAATCCTCAATATATAAAATCTGTAGATAAAAAAATGTCTATTTCTGATTTCTTAGTAAAAGGAGAATATAATAAAACATTTATTCTTCCGGCAAGAAATAGAGATATATATCTATTTGGTACTAATAGTCTTAATGAACTTAAAGTAAAATTAATTAATTTTAATAAAAGACTTAATGAAAGAAAGAACACTTCCCGAGGGAACTAAAATACCACCTCATGATTTAAGAATAGAAGAAACTATATTAGGTCAGTTAATGATAGAAGTAAATAAAAATACTATTAATGCTATTAGCATCATTAATGAAGATGATTTTTATAAAGAATCACATAAATTAATTTATAGAACAATATCTTTATTATATAAACGAGATAATGTTTGTAATTTCATTATTGTATGTCATGAATTAATGAAGATTCAAGCATTAGAAATAGTAGGTGGTAGTTATATTATAAGTACTTTATCTTCTAATGTATCTTCTACTTTAAATGTTATTTATCATGCAAGAATTCTTAAACAGTTATCAATTGCTAGAAAATTAATTGCTATTTCATATAATGTTCAAACTTCTGTATATGAAATGAAAGATGTAAAAGAGATAATAGATACTTTAAATAAAGACATTAATAATATCTATAAAGATGTTGATAAAGAAGATTCTATTGTCTTAGCTTCTAAAGTATCTGATGAATTAATGAAAGATTTATTAAATGATAATTTTGTATTAAATAAAAAGAATACAGGATTTAAAATTTTAGATAAAATAATTGGTATTACATTAAATAAAATATTATTAGTTGCTGGTCCTGCAAAACATGGGAAAAGTAAGTTTATAAGTATGATAATGATGAATATTTTAGAAAAATATTCTGATGTAAGTATATTTTGGATTACATTAGAAGATTCTGCTAAAGATATCATTGCCGGTTATATTGCTTCTAAAATTTTAATTACTCCTAAAGACATCATTGAAAGAACATATTCTAAAGACTGTAATTCTATTATTAAACCTCATATAGAGAAGTTTAAAACCTTTGATATAGAATTCCAAGAAAAAAGTGCTAAAGTGTCTCAATTTGGCATTAAATTCATTGAATTCTGTAAAATGCGAAAAGGAAGATTTAATATTTTAATAATTGATAATATGCTTTCATTATCTGATAAAGATGATTTTAAAGGTAATGATAATGGAATGTATGATTATATTATGCTTCAGTTATTAAATATTAAACAAAGGACTAATGCTTTAATAATTCCTATTCATCATTATAGAGATGCTCAACAAGCAGAAGGAAAGATAGAAAGTGCATATAGACCAAGATTAATAGACATGAAAGGAACAGAAGCTTTTAGAAGAGTTCCTAATCAAGTATTACTATTAAATAATCCGGGAAAATATAAAGATTTAGTTATAGAATATAAAGGTCATAAAGACTTACTAAAGAGTATCTTTATATGTGATACTGGTGCTAATAGGAATGCTTCCGATGATGATGATAGTGCTTTAATAAGATTCTTTCACACACTAGAATTTAATATTTTTGAAGAAATAAATTAACGGTGAGCGTATGAAATCGTGTTAGTTGCAGCCTTTTATTTAGTAATTAATTTTTAAAAACAAAAATATGAAAGTAACATTAAACATTGAAAACGATGCCGAAATGAGAGCATACGTTAAAGATTGCATTAAAGGACAAGTATTGTCAATTGTTCGTGAAGAAATGCAAGAAATGATTAAAGAAGAGTTGAACCGAAAAATAAAAGGGTTGAACGATTCCAATTTTCAGCGGATATTTACAGATGCGATGGTGAAGAATGTAAAAGACATTTTACAAGCAAATCACAATGTGAAAAGCTGGGATAATAATTGGATTAAACCTATTATAGCTTCTTTAATGGAGCAATATGTAAAGCAAAACGAATCGTTAATTAATCAACTTGCAAAAGAGAAGGTTAAGTTGCTGGTTGGTTAGGTTGCAACTAACGGCTGCGGGTGTGACATCGGTTTTTTTGCGGATTAACAACTAAAATTTAAAAATATGGTACAGATAGTAGAACAGACAAAGGAAGAAAAAATGGCAATGTATATGAAATTGTCTAAGAAGCAAATAGCAGAAATGCTTATTAATTGCAATAACATTATAACAGCACTAACGCAAGCAAAAAACTGTGTTATACCTGCTGTTATGGGTGAGTTAACTTGCGATAGTTGCGGTTGCCATCCAAATACAATATATCAAACAAGCAAGGGTCGGTTTTGTGAACGGTGCAATCCAGCAAGTTAATTACCCATAATGGCTGCGGGTTTGAAATGTAAGGGATTTCAGAACGCTTCCGTATCACACGAGATAAATTAACTTAGTAGTAACCAGCTTTACAACAGATAAAACCCTTATATTTTAAACCCGTTGTTAGGCACAGTACGGTAAATTATGATACAATATAAAACGAAGCAATTAATTCAAGTTCCTTGTAAAAATAAACTTACAGGTAGCATTGAAACATTTGAGATAATGGCTTATGATTTTTCAGATGCTAAAAAGGAACTTGAATGGGTTTTAGATTTACGATGGATAATTGGTTATGGTTCAATGTAGTATTGTGCCTAACGGTTCGTGTATGACCCGTTTGGGATTAAATAGTACAAACTTTCAAAATGGAACAAATGAATATAAATGACTTAGACTTTCAGCAAACTACCGAACCCCAAATGGGTTATGACACGGTGTTATCGGCAGGTATTTGTGATACTTGTTCTATTCCTAAAATGATGAATACAGGCGATGGTATAAATGAACCATCTGACCCTATTCTTTATTGTCATAAAATGAAACGTGAAATATGTCCAGAACCACCAGAGGATAGGATGGTCGAATGTCGGTTTTATACTTGCCGATAACTCGTTTATATGTATAGTTCAAAAAAATGAAGTAGTCTATATATTAAATAGTTATATGTTTTATTGTATTCATTTTATATAATTATACTTCAATTTATTGAAATAATAGTAAATTAATAAATAATAGTAAACTAATAAATAATAAAATGAAATATAAAGATTATGAAGGATTTACAAAAACATATGTTATTGTTTATGTAACAGGAACAGGATGTATGGAAGATAATTTTATTGACCATGATGTTGTTTTTGAAACAGACAACAAAGATGAAGCAGAATCAAAAGCAAATGAGTTAAAAATACACAATAACTCACCTGCTGATATAGAATCAACCTGGTATAGAAATAGATACCATGTAAATATTAATACACTTTCAGAAATGGGTAAAAAATTACTTGAAGAGTTTCGAAATGATTTTAATAAAACATTACAAAAAGGTTTAAAAGAAGGTATATATGATAAAGTTGAAGTTGACGATATAACTTTTTATATGGATAATAGACGTAAATTTTAATAACTAATAAATAATAATATGGAAATAATAATTGAAATACAAAATTTAGGATTACTTAAAGATTTTAAAGCAGAATTTAAGTCAGGTAATCTCTATTACATACAAGGAAGTAATGGACAAGGTAAGACAACTCTTTTAAAGGCTATAGAGACATTATCTACAGGTATAGTACCTAAAGGAGATAACTTAACTAAAGGAGAGACTAATGGGTCTGTAAAAGGAACATATGAACTTGATGGTGCTAATGGTGTTAAATATAAAGTTATATGGAACCTTACAGAAAAAACTAACACATTTACAATAATAGATCCTTCAACTAATGTTCTTAAATCTACTTCAAGAAATAATGTTATAGCAGATATTTTTAAATATAATTCTTTTACTGTTGATGAATGGTTTGCTTGGGGATTAACTGCTGAAGGAAGAAGAAAGCAATGTGATATATTATTAAATTTATTACCGGAAGAAGCTAAACAAGAATATTTAAAAATAGATTCGGAGATAAATGAACAAGTAGGAACTCTTTATATTAAAAGAACTACAGAAAATAAAGAATATGATAAGATTAAAGCTGTAGTAGATTCTAATAAATTATCAGAAGATGAAGAGAAATTATTATTAGAAAAAGATAAAATAAATAAAGATTCCGAAGAAATAAATAAAAAATATGAATCAGCTTTATCTAATGATAGAACTACTTTAGAAACAGAACTATCTACATTAAAAGAAAGTCAAGAGACTAAATTATCTCAGAAGAATAAAGATATTCTATCTGAAGATACATCAATATTAGAACAACAAACTTTAATTAAAGAATATGAAGAGAAGATAAAGACAGCTAATAAGAAGATTGAAGAATGTAATAATAAAAAGAAAATATCTATCGATATATTTAAATTAGATATAGCTAAAATAGCAAATAGAAAGATAGAAATTGACGAAGCATTATCTAAACTTATTGTAGTAGATATAGAAACAATAAAAAAAGAAAAATCAGAAATAGATACTAAGATAACTAATATTACTTTAGCAGAAAATAAGAAGAATAATAATATTACTAATAATAAGAATCTGCAAACTAAATTTGATATTATAGAAGATCTAAATAAAACTATAGAAGATAAAAGAAAGAGGAAGAAAACTATCATCGAAGAAAATAAACTTCCTTCTGATTTGATTATCATAGAAAATGGAGAGGTGTTTTATAAAGTTAAAGATGGTAAAGTTCCATTTATAGAATCTAATGTATCTTATTCAGAAGGAGGAATGATAGTTGCTAATTTGATGGCTAAAATCAATAAAACATTACCTATATGGTTAATAGGTAAAGCAAGTGAATATGATAATGATAGAATAAAAGAATTTGTTAAACTTGCTAAAGATAATAATGGAATTATTATCGCTGATAGAGTTATTGAAGAAGCAAACACACCATTGACTATTAAATGTATTGAAAATTAATTATTAACTTAAATAAATTAAATTATGCCACTAGTTGATCAAAGTAGTAGAAACACCATCTACTTAACATTTAAAAATCTTAGAAAGCCTGATGAAGCACCTTATATAGAAGCTTATCATGGTCCGGAAAACATTACAAAGCATATGGCTATAGTAGGAGAACTAGTTAAAATTAATTTTGGAGAAGGAGAATATGAAAAAAAGAAATTTCCAACTGTTGAATTAATATTAAAAGATGAAGATACCACATATAAATTAAGATGTGGTATGGGTAAATGGACAGGAATAATGAGAACATTACTTAATAGTCTATTATCTTTAGAATCTTACGATAATCTTAATATAGCAATATTTGGAAAGAAAGATGAATGGAAGAATGTATCAGTAAAACAAAATGATGAAAAAGTAGATTGGTTCCTTTCTTTAGATGAACAAAAAGAATTTAAAGAAACAGTTACTTTTAAAGGAGAAACACAGACTGATTATACCAAGTTAGAAAATAAATTAAAAGAACTATGTGAAAGTAAGATTAATGCTATATTAAGCATTACACATAAAAATGAACCTAAACCTTCTGAATCTATTCCTAAATTAGATATTCCTAACGAAGAACATGAACAGAAAGAAAGTATATCTAATGATTTACCTGATTTTAATACTGAAGATGAATTACCATTTTAAATAAATAAATTATGAATTTTGATAACAGTTCAGCTCGCGAAGTGGCTATAGAATGTGCAATTACATTTGCTAAACATAAGAAGTTAACACCTTCATTAGATGATATAATAAAAATAGCAGAAGTAGTATTTGTAAAGTGGATTAATCCACAATCTATAAAAGATTATAATATGCATAGAAATGCTGCATTAAAAAGAGCATTGATGCATTTAGATATCTCTAAAGAACCTATTGAATCAACTAAAGACATTTTAGTCTTAGCAGATAAATATTGGGAATATATAACTAAATAGATATGCCATTAATAGATTTTAATGAAAGTAATATTTCAAAAGAATCTTTACCGGAGAAAAAGAAACATCTACAGGAAAATCTTGTAGATGTTTCTAATATCCTTCCTAAAGAGAATATTACTAAATCGAACATAAAAGATTATTATAGGAAAAAAGGGTTTATATTAATAAGTCAATCTCTTATTACAAAACTAATTGATAAAAGACAAGAAGAAGTTATTTTCTGTCCTAGATATATACATGAATCATATATATTAAAATCAATTGATACTATAGCTACAGAACCTATGCAAGGAGGTAGTTATTTTGAAACAGGATGTCTTGGTAGTGGAGTAGGAGGAAAAAAGACTATTGACCTTCCTAGAAAGGTTTTAAGTAAAGCTAAGATAGCTCAACTTATTGCCGAAGGAAAACCTTTAATAGGAGAAAAGAAAATTGACCAACTTAGAATAGATATACAAATCGAAAGATTTAAACTAAGATGTCAAGAACTAGGTATAAACATTATTCCAGATGTTAATACACAAATACCTATTATAAAAACTTATGATAATAAGTATCTTGTTTCCGGAGAATTAGATATATTTCCTACAACTATTATGTATGAGAACTGCATTAGAGCAGCTATAATAGATTTAAAACTATCAGGTGATGTAAATAATACAAGTGGTCATTATTGTTGGGGAACACCTCAATATATGGATCCTATTCAAGGTGACATGTATCATTATCTAATAAGAGATATAGATTTTAATCTTAATCCTCATCTTAAAGAAATAATAAATCAAGGATTAATAGATGCTATAAAATTAAATCAAGTACTATTTCTATATTGGATATTTGGTAAGAAAGAACCTTTACATAACCAAGAGAAGTTTGTAGAAAGAGAATATAATCCTATGAATATTCAAGAATTGAAAGAAAGGATTAGAAAGACTATCTATATAATAGAAAGAGAAGAACAGTTTGGATGGATAGAAAATCCATGCGATAATTGCAATAACTGTGCATTAAATAAATCCTATGGTGGAGAATGTCAATCATCAATAATAAGAAAAGTTTAATTAAATAAATAAAAATTATGTGTACAAGAGTATTAGAGTTTAAAGAGAAACAAGAAGTTATTACATTAGATGAATTAAAATTATCTGTAACAGCTAAAGCAGCAGGAGTAAAGAGACAAATAGAGCATTTTAATATCTTTGATGATATATTAGAAAAATGTGTTAAACAAAATTATAATACATTAGTTAGTCCTATTTATGTTGCAGGAGGTGTATCTGCAAAAAAGATTCCTGCATTAGAACCTCACGTTGGAGTAAATAATATTCAAGCTTGGTATTTAGATAAAATAACAGGAACAATAACCTTTCCTTCATTTAATAATGAACTTACAACTTGTAAAATTAATATTGAACATAGTGATAGAGGTTTATCTATTGCATTTGGTAAAGTTGTTTTGATCTGCAGTAATGGAATGACTGCATTTAGAAGTGATATAGTAACTACATATGGTGAAGGTAAGTTAAACTATAATCAATGTTTAGAACTTGTAGAAAAATGGTTATATGAACTTCCAGAGAAAAACGAACAATATGATAATCTAATTACACAAATGATTAATAGACCTATCATTAAAGAAGCAATACCTGAACTTATAGGTAAGTTAGAACTTAAAGCTGTAGAACAAGCATATTGTAAAGGTGATGAAGCTCCATTTAATATTTCTCAAGTATCTAATTTCTCTAAAAATATTATCACATCTTATAAAGAAGAAAAACCTATTACTAATGTTTGGGAATTATATAATGCAGGAACATTAATTCAAAAACCAAACTTAATGGATATTAGTACTATAAATAATACTAACTTCCTTCTTACAGATTTCTTTATGAAAGAATATTTAAATTAAGTTATTTAACTTTTAGAGGAATATCTTTAATAAGGTATTCCTCTATTTAATAAATTAAAATTATGCCTACAAGTATATTCATAGAAAGTTTAACTAAAAGAAATATTTTAGTTAAAAACGGTAGAGAAGATTTAATATTTCATGTTGGTTCAAGTTCTAAAAATACACATAAATTTATTTCTATATCTATTAAAGAAAAAATAATTGGAAACAATAAACATTTCTATTTTTATTTAGATGGAATATTAAAAAAAGAATCAGTTTGGGAATGTAAAAATAATAGAGCAACAATTCATATAATAGATATAAATCATGTATAAAAGATTTGCAATAATTGACGATTATGGAACAATACATTCTAGTACCGAAGAAGAAATGAGATTAGCAATTACTGCCATGACAGATTCTGATTCTTTAGTAGGCACTAAAAGTGATATATTAAAATTAAAAGCTAAATATTATTCTCCTTGGGTTGGAGATTTAAAATTAGTAGAAATTCATAAATTATATAAATAATGAAAAAAAGAATAACTAAAGAAGATAATAATACATTAGATAATGTAGAAAAGCCACTTTGGAAAGATATAGATGGGAAACCTGTATTGCCTATGAATCATAAAAAGATTTGTGCTAATGCTACTTGGGATTACATTATTGTCTATTTTGATCTTAAAAAATCTCCTGAAGTATTTAATATTTCTAAACCTAAAAATAAATGAAAACATTTTATTATACAAGAAATCAAAAAGAAGGACATAGTGGATATATAGTTACATTAGAAATTTATAAAATAGAGAAAAAAATACCATATCATTTATGTTCTCACACTTTTAATACTGCATCTACAAGAGGAGAAGAATCAGAAGTATTTAATGGATTAGCAAAAAATGGTTTTCTTCCAAAGAAATATCAAGATAAGTATGCTAGAGAAATTCCACATAAAGCTTATAGATTATGAAATATTACAATAATAAAGGAGCATTAGTAGATAGTCATAATGGAGATGCATTATTTATATTAATAGAATTAGAAAATAATTCTTTTATGTCAGTAGAATATAGTTCTGAAGATTATCCTTCGACAACAATATTATTCTATAAAAATTTAAAAGAAGTAAAAGAATCATTAAAAAATAATCCGGAATGGATATTAAATGGTATTAAAAATATAAAATTAAAGAAATGGTTAAAATCAATCCAGTAGAAGTTGCAAGTGTATTAGCTACAAATGCAACTTTTGATGAAGTAAAAGTTAATCCTGCAAATAATGTACAGGAAGAAGATGATATGTATGAAGAAATAAGTAAAAATGAATATAGATTTAAAGGTATTTTTCAAAATATATTTAATATTCATTATGATTATTATTATAATATTTTAATTGCCCATAATTATGAATAATTCTAAATTTTAAATAGTAATTAATTGTATAGAATAAATATCTTATTTTAAAAGAATTGTTTGTTTAATTAAATAATTGTCATATGAAAATGTTAAAAGAAATAGCTGAAAATTATTCAGCACTAAATTACAACTCTGATAACTATTTTATAGGAGGAGGTTTAGATGGCTCAAAATTCGCTTCTAATCGGCACGAGGATGCACGTAATGATTCAGGAAAGCTTACACTTGGGGAATTAACTGCACTTCTCAAGAAGGTCACAAAAATAGACATAGATGTTATAAAGTCTGTAATTAATTACGCAGTGCCTAACATGGAATGGCATCATGCCGGGAAATTGCCAAAACAATACGGTGGAGGCATGAAGAAGACATATTTTTTAAATGCAAAAGAAATTTGTGATATTGCAACTAATTTCGAAGATTATAAAAATAAAGTTGAAATTGCAATTGTTACTAAAAAGGCTGAGGCAGAGGCACAAAATACATTAGTCCAACGTCAATTAGACTACCTTAAAGGAAATGCCACTAAATTTAGCAGAGTGTCAAATTTACCTCAATTTTACACAATTACTGAAAGCGAAATGAACGGTAAATATGGGTGGTTTGATGCTTCCGGAAAGTCGTATAGTTTACCGATATATTACTCCGGTTGGGAATTTAAAAATCAAGAAGATTTAAATAACTATCACTTAATTCGTTAATATGAAAGTTACTGTGACTTATATCAAAGTAATCAAGAAAGTTATAAAAGCGAAAGACAACGCAGAACTTTTAATACTTATTGATGAAAAGTGCCCTAAAGGTTATATTTTACAAAAATTTTAATTTTATAATTTAGTAATAATTTTTAAAACGAAATAAAATGAAAAATACTATTGATAAATTAAAATTGAAAAAATATCATTCTAAAATAATAAAAGCTAAAATAATAACTAGTAAAAATGCATACGATTATATTAGACAGTTTTACTTTGATGATATAGATATTTATGAAAGTGTTTTTATATTACTCATAGATGCCTCTAATACAACAATAGGATATGCTAAAATAAGTCAAGGAGGAGTTATAGGAACAGTTATAGATGTTAAGTTAATATGTAAATATGTTATAGATAGTTTAGCGATGGGAGTTATATTAGCTCATAACCATCCTACAGGTAACCTTAAAGCAAGTGATTCTGATATGCAAATAACATCTAAAGTAAAAGATGCTTTAAATATCTTTGATTGTAAATTATTAGATCATATTATACTTAGTTCTAATAAATATTTATCCATGGCAGATGAAGGAATTTTAATTTAAAATATTATGAAAAATAAATATGTTTATTATATAATGGAAACTGATATATGGCAATCAAATTATTCAGAAACTCTATTTGGTATTTATGATGATTATGATATAACTTTTAAAGAGTTTAATAAATTATCAGAATTTTATAATAAAGAAAATATTAATGGAGATATTATTATGTATTATACTATTATAAATCAAAAACATGAATCTATAAAAATTATGTCTAAATCTGGTAATTAATGAATAAAGAAGAAAAAGAATTATTTATAAATAATTTTATAAATAGTATAAAAGAAGATTTATTATCTAAATTAGATTCTATTCCTGAAAATTGGGATGGATTTGAATTAAGACATTATATTAATATTAAATTCGAACAAGAAAATTTATGGAAAAGAAAAATATTAAGTAATACAGATAAAATAAGAAAACAAAGATGTCTTAATGATATTTATAATAATGGGTTGTAGTGTATTAAATTGGAGTAGGGAGTTACATAATAAAAAAGTAACTCCTGACCGTAATGATGGTAAAATAACAGTTAAAATACCAAATGGATATATCACATTTTCCACTGAAGAAGAAAAACAAGATTGGCTTAAAAGATATTTAAATAAACAAATTGTTGAAAATAAACCTTTAAAATTTAATCGTTATAAAAAAAGAAATAAATGAAAGCAGAAGAATATAAAGACATTTTAAATCATTATATGTATCGTTTTAAATTAGAACATACAGATGAATATCATAATTATATAAAATTAAAATATTTCTATACAAAAAATTCAGAAATTACAGTAGATAATATTATAAAACTTGTATGTGAAGGAGAGAAAGTAGATATAGAAGATATGAAAAGAACCGGAAGAAATAGAAATTTAAATATTCAACCTAGACAAATAGCTTCTTATCTTATTACTAAACACATTAAAGGACTTACATTAGAATCAATAGGTAAAGCTTTAAGAAATGAACCTTTAGATCATGCAACAGTTATTCATGCTAATAAAACTATTAATAATCTTATAGATACAGATAAGAGAATGAAAAATAAATTAATTCATTATGAAGACATCATTAAAGCTTGGAAAGAATGACAGAGATAGAAAAGTTCTTTAAAGATACATATGTTAGAAATACACCTATAATAGAATATCTAAGAGAAGCTACAAGAAATAAATTAGCATATTTTATTCCTCTTAATACACCATCATTAAAAAATAGTAAACAGATACAACAGATATTTACTAAGAATTCTACTTGCTGTCATTCTAGAGGTGGATTGGTTATTAAAACATCTACAGGAGGATTAATTTGTTCTCATTGTCAACAACCTTGTGGAAGACATACAAGACCTATTTTAAATGCTTCAGATGGCGTACAGGAATATGAAAAAAATATATTACCTTTTGTAAATGTCTTTAAAGGTATATTTAAAGAATGGAAAGTAGGAAAGACAGAACCTTTAGTTATGTGTTTTTATTTTATAAGAAACCAATATAGAGATTTTGATTATGGAAACGCTTCTGAGGTACTTTTAGATATGTTTAAAGACCAAACTGATAAGAAGACTAAAGAAGTTATACCGAGATTAATTACTGATGATTGTATGCGTTTTGTAAAACCTTTCTTTCTAGGTTGTCATTATTCACAAGATAAACCTGGTACTATCATTACTTTACTTACAAAAGAACTACTTGAAATATATAGTAAAGTATATTTAGATTATAAACCTAATACATTATTCTAATGAAAACATATAAACCAATAACTAAAAAAATAATAATAGATATATTAACCGATGTAGAACATTATAATCAAAGTCCATTAAATTTAATAATTAATGGATATAATATTGATGAAAATATCACTTGTAGAAAAATATGTGTTAAAAAAGGTAGAATAGAATATTTCTATTATAAAGATTCTCCTGAAAGTATGGAAAGATTTAAAATGTTACTTAACCAAATATTAAATAGAAATGAAAAAAGTAAGTATAGTAATAGTATCAAGAATGTATAATGTAATACATGAAGATGATTTATCTGAAACAGGAATATTAAGATTAGCAGAAAACAACTTTGATAATGAAATTAACCTATTAACTTCTAATTTAGAAGATGGTGATTTTGCTTATGAAATAAAAAGTACTAACGATTATAAAGTTTGATATGGAACAGTCATTTATAGAAAAAAGAATTGCAAGTAAAGCAACTGAAAGAGTAGATAAAGATTATAGAGAATTTATAGATTTTTGTAATAAAAATCCTTTTGCTAAACAAATACAAATTAAAGTAAATAATATAAATATTTTTTTAACTGGTAATAATTATAATAATCAAGAATTATTTTCTCCTCATAATACAAATAATAAAAATAATGATTTTACCAACTATATAGATATATTCAATAAGCTTCAAAAAAAATATGAAAAAGAAGAAACAGAAATTTTACTTGATAAATTAGATAGTGTAAAATATTTATTTGATAACTTAAATAACATATAATTAATATGCAAAAACATACAGAAATATATTTAAATCATTTTCATCTTCATCAAGGAGAAGTTATAGTAAGTGAGATATCCGGAACTACCAATGGTATAAACATTCATCATTTAGATTCTAAAAAGATGGGTGGTAGTGATACTAAAGATTATATAGAGAATCTATGTGCTATTACCATTACAGAACATGAGTTATGCCATAGATATAAAGAATATAATGAATATGTAAAGAAGATACATGAATTATTCTTAACTATTAATCCTTATTCTTATCCTCATCTCTTTCTTGATAATACAATTTATAAAAAATATCAAAAAGATTTATATCAGATACTTAAAGAATGTGGACATTATAAAAAATATAGTAAATGAATATAGATAATAATGTAACGGCTGGCGGTATGCGGTCGTTGCCGAACTATCAAATTAGTAATAACTTAAATACGAGAACAAAATTATGAATACAGAAAAAAGTATCAACGAAGCGGAAGGCAATGCCGTATTACCGCTTGTTACCACCCGTTTTTTATTGCTCAGTCTGAAATGGACTAACAAAAAAGATAAGTGGTTTACGTTTTGGCGTGAAAATTCAGCAGGGTATTGCTGGTTCAAAGAATGGTGTGGACTTTATGATATTGAAAAAGCAAGAGAAACGCACGGACACGACAATACTATTATGGTTGATGGATTCCTTATTAAACACCTTTGGAAAGAAATTGAATACGAAGGTAAAAAACGTGAAATACTTCCAAATACGGAAGAGGTGCGTAAATTTTTATCTATTCAACTTCGAGATTTAAAAGCATTGCACCGCACTACTCATTAAATGGGTGGTAACGTTTTGCGTATATACGAGGTACGCCTTAACGATGAATTTTAAATTACAACAAACGCTTATAGGCGTATCTTGTATATACGCTGTTAGCACCAGTACGGATTATGAGAACTGAACTAAATTTATATGATGACAAATTAAAACAAGCAATACTTGATTTGCCATACAATACAAAGATTGATGATAATGGTGTTGATTGCGATATGGTTTTCATCCCTGAAAGTGATTATGGATTTGCTGAAATATACAGAATGTACGATGATATTTTAGTTTTTTTAATCCCAACTTACGGAGGAACACCATCATTGCAATATCACGTTAGTAGACACGCTATTGATTATCTGATTTCTGAATTGAAAAAGATAACGTAGTATTGGTGCTAACTAGTTTATATATATAGTTCAAAAAAATGAAGTAATAGATTTATTAAGGCTTTCAACTTAGTTTTTATAATTATTTTTATACCTATTATATTTTATTACTTCATTTTTTTGAACCTTTTAATAAAAATAAAAAAATTAAATGAATAAACTTAAATTAACACATAAAGAACAACTTATTAAGTTACTTAATGATTTCACAATGTCATATGTTGATGATGGGAAGAAAATAGTATTCTATAATCCTACAGTATATTTCTTACATTATATAGACTTTAAAATAAATTTCATGAAAGGAGAATATTATTATGTGTATAAAAGAGGATAAAAGTATTAAATATACAATAACTGATAAATCTTTTTATTATAGAATAATGTTTGCTATTTCTTATAAAAATGATATATTTACAGTAGAATGTTCTATGATAAATTCTTCTAAACTATTAAAATTAAATGATATTAATGTTGAAATACTTTCTACTAAGATACCTCAAAGAGTAAAGAATAAAATAACTAAAGATTTACAATTATTAGTTTATAATAAATATTATTTAAATAAATAATACTATAAATAATTTAATTATGGAAACAAACTTATTTGAACTTATTTGGGATGATTGGGATGGAAGTGATAACTACTTGTTTTTACATTCCAATAAAACGCAAGAAGAATTTAATTCTGATGTAAAATTATTGCTCAAAAAATATGGCAAAGAGTATATAGATAGTAATATTGACCAATTTGTAGGAGCGGATGGATGGATTAGTTTCATAGTACCTAAAATGTCCGAACTTGGATATATCCCTGCTATCCCGATGAGATAGATTTTCTCCTATGCTTCAATAATAAAAGATAAAGAAGATGAACAAGATAAAAAATGGGGTAATATTGTAGGTAAAAAACTATTAGAAAAAGCGATTCTGAAGAATAAAAAAATTATAGAAAGTCTTTAAAAATGAAATTAGACTATTCAACTAATATATTAAATAATATAAGAAATATAAAATTTGAAAAAATATTAGAATAAATGGATGATAAAATTATAATAAATATAGATAAAAACAAGGTTGATAATATATCAGTTTTAATACCTATAAAAGATTTAAAAGAACTAACTGATTTTAGAAATAATTATCATAAAGATGAAATAACTGTAATAGAATATCCTAATATATATAATATAAATGAAAATAATTTTAATCCTCGTGATTGTTTAAGAGTTTATAAATTTATGTCTCCAGATGAATTTATGATTAAATTAAATAATTTTAATAATACTTTACTTAAAAATATTACAGAATTAATGAAGATAAAAAGTGTAGTTATTGAATACAATAAATTATCTTGGTATAGAAAAATATTCTATAATATAAAATTATAAGTTTATTTTTATTTGACTATTAGAAGGGTTTGAACTATGACAGTTCAAACCCTTCTTTTTTTTAATATATTTGTATAAAGATAATTACTATGAAAAATTTAACATTTATTATTCCTTATCAGAAGGATTCAGAAGAAAGATTTAAAAATCTACTTTGGAATATTCAATATCTTCATTCTCATTTTAACAGTCCAATTTTAATATCTACAACAAAAAAGGATTATCAGGATATAAAAGAATGGAAAGATGTAGAAATAACCTTTATTGATGATATAGAAGGTAGTTATAGAACATTATTAGGTAACGAAGGTTATAAACATTGTAAAACTAAATATTTCTGTCTTACAGATGTAGATGTCTTTACAGAATATAAACATTATATATCCTCATATTGTGCATTAGATGATTATGATTTCTCTATTCCATACTATACAAAGATGTATGATGTGAAATTTAATAATCTATGGTCTAAAGATATTATTAAGTATGAAGGTAGTATTGGAGGTTTATTCTTTGGTAGATTAGATAAGATATTAGAAGTAGGTGGTGAGAATATTAATATGAAAGGTTGGGGTTATGAAGATTTCGAAAGAGTAGAAAGATGTAAAAGACTATTATATAATATTCATCAAACTAACTATGACCTATATCATCTATACCATCCGGAATCGAAAAATCCTGAACAAGTTAAACTTAATCATGATTATCTCAATAAACTTTATAGATTTAAATACCATCAATGGTATAAACTTGCTGAAGAATTAAAAATTAATTTCCAGTAATCACTATAGGTAATGTTCTTGTTATCTTAATTTCTTCAGATGTCATTCTAAACTCATTAATAAAAGGTGGATTACTTTCTATAGTAGTTTTAATATTTAAGGTTCCATCTGTTCCTTCTACATAAGAGAAAGAATTATAACATAAAGAATCTGAAAAATCTTGATTTATTCCATTAGGATCATAATCATCTACAATTTTTACATAAGCTTGTGTAGTACTTATTAAATCAATAATCATAACATATTTATGCATCTCTGTAGCAGGATCTAAATCTGAACCTTTAGTAAATAGAAATGGGAATGTTTGATTACTTCCTAATGTCAATTTAAAATCTACTTTATTAATCCCACTAACAGAATAATAAATAGAACTTCCTGCTAACATAGTTATTACTATTCTATTTCCTGTTCTAAAATAAGAACCAGGTATAGTTAATGTTCTATCTAAAGGACTAGAATTTGTAAATAGGGTACACGGAGATATATGTCTTAATGTAGCTATATCTAAAGGTAATTGATGAGGTTGTACAAATCTTATAAAAGAATCTGTATATCCATTATACCTTATAGCCACTTCATTATCTGTAGCTGTCTTAGCATGACCAGCATCTGTTAAACTAGCACTATTATCTGAATCTTTACTAAATAATAAAGATTCAAATAGATATCTAAATGTCGTTTCATCAGGATAGTTACCTTGTTTAAATCTTTTATAAGCAGAACCTTTAGGAAGTAATGAACTCCAAAAGAAACTTCTATTTTTTCTATTTAATGACATATCTTTAATTTTTAAATATTACTTCCTGTACAACCTACATACATAGCATAAAATACTACAAATGATTTCTGTCTTATATCTACATCTACACTTGCTACTTGTGCAGATGATTCATCTGTATATCCTGATATTGTATGTCCATGCATCTCTGTCGCTTGACTTCCTGTTGCCATAGTAGGTGCATTAATTATATTTGCTGTTCCTGTAGTTGTATATATAAATCCTGCATCTGTTCCAGCAGTGGCTATTACTGTTTGAATTCTATGTACATGTTTAGAATAAATATTTGTTGCTGATACTTGCAAAGGATCATAAGGAGTTGTTGGTTCCACAAGTCCACTACCTGGTGTATTTTTATGTCTATGTGCATCTAATGGAATATTTGCTTTTACTAATGTCCTTCCATCTGCTCCAGATAAATCAAATCCTTTATTAGAAGAATATCCTATAGGAACTCTAGATGTTGTATCAGGTGCTGTATATGTATTAAGAGCAGGATTATAAAATATATTTTTTACTATATCATCATTATAACCAGGGAAACTTCCTTGTCCTTGTCCTTTTATTATAATCCATCCTACCCAATCTCCTTTTGCTCCATCTATTCCTATATTTCTTCCTACACCATTAACATCAAATTCAAATAAAGAATCTCCTAATGTCCTATTATAAGAAGAATACATTCTTACTTCTCCTATTTTACCACTATCTACTTTATTTGATACTGTAGTAACTGATGCTATTGTTGCAGGAGTTCCTACTTGACTTGTTATCTTTGCCCCTATTAATGTATCTAATGCTGTATTATTAACATCTAAAACAACATCATTCCCTGCTCCTCCTGTTTGTGTAACATCAAGAATAGAACCTGATGCTTTTGTAACAGACATATTATTACTTACTGTATATCTATTACCATTACCTCCTGTTCTTCCTGTTGCATTACTGTTTTTTGCCACAGAAACACCATTTCCTGCATCTATAATAGGTAGTTGATGTGGTTGTACTACTTTAGCATATTGTCTTGTTGTATGCTTTGTAGAATCACAATTAGCTGCATCAACATCTCCGGATAGTTCTACAAACCCTTGTTGAGTTATTGTAGCTGTATCATCGCTTTCTTTAAGAAATCCTAAACTCTGAAATAAATTATTAAACATACTCTTATCAGGTTTATTACTTGTAGAGAATTTCTTATATGATTCTCCATCTGGTCCAAAGAAATAACTTCTTAATCTTCTTGTTAATGACATATTCTTAATTTTTTAATTATCTAACTTTAAATATTCTCTTTCCTGTCTCACATAAAGGATTACTACTTCCTCCTATCATCATATATCCTATTCCATCTAATCCTTGTAGATCTGGATTCAATCCAAAGACATCTAATGCTTCTTGTATATCATATCCTTGTCCCATACAACTAAAATGTTTCTGTATGCAGTCTAAATTATATTTATCAATATAATATTGAGTTCCTTGGTCAACACCACAACCATCATCTATTAATAGATTAACTCTAGCATCATTAACTCTTTCTATATATATTATCATCAACAATCCAAATAGATAATGAAAATCATTAACCATATTATATAATGTCTCTGTCTCCTTACCAAAAAGTTCTGCAGAATAAATATTAGATAATATTTTCTGTAAGTTTTCTTTCATAGCACTATAATAGTCTTTAGCTAAATAATGTTCTGTCTCTGCATTTACAAAATGAAAGTCAGTATTATGAAATGGTTGTAAAATATTAGTTGCCATTATTTCCCACAATTACAAGGTTTTGTACTCTTTTTAGTTATCTTCTTAGCCATAATATTTTATTTTATAATTTATTATATATATTTTTATTTAGATATAATCTATTTAATGGTGTTGAATTATTATTATAATTATATTTTAGTGCATATTTTAAAACTTCATTAGTATAATCAACATCTTTATTTTTAGCATAATCATTTTCATTTTTAAATTTACCTATTGATCTACTTTTTGCTGGAGAATTATGTTTTGTAATAGCTCTATATAAGGCTGATGGATTATCATAATTTTTGTTTTTAAAATATTTATAATTATCAGATAATAATTTCATTGTATAAATATATGAACCATATTCATTATCTATATCTTTTATATTAAAATATTGTTTTATATTGTTTAAAGTAGAAGGATCAAAATTAGTATCATATTTTATTCTACTTAATCCTTGAGATGTTTCGCTATATTCTTCATTTTTTGGTAAAAAAGTATTTGCAATTGTTTTATATAATGAAGACATTGTTTCATAAGGTTCTCTTAAATCAATTCCTATTTTAGTAAATGATTCATCAAATTTTGTTTCTTTATTTATAATACCTAATGTTGCACGTGTTAAATCTTCAAATTCTGAATCAGATATATTTAAATAAGAAGCTATTTTATTTTTATTTGCATTCGCATAATTTATAATATTATTTTCATATTTATTTGATGATGTATTAGTTAATTTTTCTTTATCATAAATATAATTTGTTGATGATAATTGATTATAATCAGGTCGTATTACTTTTGCTACTTTATAAAATGGAAAATTATTTAATTCATTATTTTTAACTGTTGAAGTATAAACATGACCTTCATATTTATTACTTAGATTATTCATTTTATGTATATTATGTTCAATATCATATGTTCCATCATTATTTATTTTAGATATAAAAGCTGTATGAGTATTTCCATCTCCATATTTATTAGCTTCTTTTTGATAATTACTATAACCACCAGTATTAATTAGTACTACATCTCCTACTTTATAATCTTTATCTATTAATTCACCATTTTTTATATTTTGTGATAATTGCCAAGCATTTCCATATAAACCTAATTTTTTTCTAAAGTCTTCTTGTGATATATTTGAATTACTAATTCTATAAATTTCTTTTTGTACATAATCAGAACATTGTCCTTCTGTGCATTTTGTGCCATTATCTTTTTTTACAGGTTTCAATTGTAATTTTCCAGTATAGGGTTTATCATTATTTTTATTTGCGTTTATTTTATTAACTAAAGATGTAATATATTCTTTTTTATCTTGAATTAAAATAGGAACAGAATTATTTACATAAGTTTTATCTCTTATTGATATTTCTTTTTTTGGTATAATATTATTATATAATTCTTTCTTTGGAATTTGATAATTAGAAGTATTTAATTTAAAATTAATAAATATATCTTTATTACTCAAATCAATTCCTTTATTTTTTAATATTGGCTCTGGCATAGTCTTAACAATTACAAGGTTTAAAACTTCCTGATGTATTAGTAGTAGAAGTAGTTGTTGTCTGCCATGCCCCTTGACATAGTTCGCATCTCTCTAGTATATCATTTATCTTATCCATTAACATATCTATCTGTTCAGCATAGTCATATCTTGTCTGGTCATATTCTATAAATCCTAAATAAGAAATAAACTCTTCATTAATATATGCTAGTAATAAAGGATATAAAGCAACTATCTGATTTAAAGACTGTCTTTGTCTTATCTTCTTCTGTTTTGCTTCTTCATCACAATTATCACAACATGGATCCCAATTATTACACATTACCGACTGTACTAAATAATTATAGCAAGTCTTTAACTTACAATAACTATAAAGAGGAAATTGTGCAACAACACTATTCGTTCCTGTAGTAAAATCACTACTCGTTGCATTCTCTTCTATGGTTATGATAAAGACACCATCACTAGGTATTGTAATGTCTGCAATAGTACCTGTAGTCAATCCATTATAGTAAACAGGAACTAATGTACTATCATTAGTAACCATTGTATCTATATCATCTCCTATTGCTATATCATAACCAGTAATTAAATATCTTTTATAATATCCTGTTGTTGTATGGTCTATTAATTTAAAACTATCATCACATTCTATTAAAACAGTTTCATAATCTACATGAGGAAATACACTCTCATAGATAGTTTCTGAACTAAGAGTTGTATCTGTAGCAAATATAGTTGCTATTGCCCCTGTTCCTATAACTGTCCATTCTGTTCCTGTTCCCGGTTCTTCTGTTGAACTTGCTACATTACAATAATAAAATGTATCTACTAAGAATACAACAGTATTTAATGTATATGTTCCTGCTATCCATACCGGACACCAATAAGCAATTATCTCATAGTTAACTCTTGAATTTGGAAATGCAATGTCCCATGTTCCTGCAGTACCTGTAATACCAGGATTAGTTATATCATTTAAAGATGTATCTTCTGTATATGTCCCACTACCTGGATCTGTTTTAACTATTAAAGCTATACCATAGTCTTCTCTTATTGTAGGACTACTATATGTAGAACCATCTATTACTGTTATAAATCCTTCAGTAGTTGTCTGATTCGATGTTAATGATGTTGCTAGTGCCATAATTATTCTGTTTTAAAAATTTCTTCAATATTATAATAATTTCTCGTTAATCCAAATTGTCTTGCTACTTTTTCCATATCTCCAGTTCCTATAGACTTAAACATCCTACCATAGATAGAGAATACTGTAAACGGATTCATGCTTAATTGTAAAGCTGTAGGACCAGGAGTTAAATCTTTTCCATATTCCCATAATACAGATATTAATTTTTTCTTTTTATCTTCATCATCACTTCCTGCAAAAAAGAATATAGCTATTAATGTTAACATAGTAGTTTGAATACTCATTTTAGCAAGATTAAATTTAGTCATAGTATCTAAATCACCTCCATAGATTAATTTATTAGCTAATTTAGTTACTGACTGAAGCATACCTTCTATTTTAATAATTTCCTTTTCTGTAATCCAATTACCATCTTCATCCTTTATAGCTCTATAGCCTACTCCTTTTGTAGTATTTCTAGTTCCTGCAAATATTCCTAAATTTTCTAATCTAGTTAACATGAATGTTTGAAATTGACTTATCATCATACCTAAAAACATAGAACCTAGAAATGCTTTATTTGTAGGATCCATTGCTCCAATAATAAACTTATCAGCATACCATTTAAAAGAACCATCAGATTCTTCAAATGAATATCCTAATATAGGATTCTTTTCAGTTTCATCCTGTTGTCCTTCTTCTATTAGTCTTTGTCTTAATGATTCTAATAATACATGTTCTCCATTTTTGGTTTTTGCTTTTCCATTTGTGTCATAGTATCTACCATCTTTAGTTTTATCATATATAACTTCACCAGTTTGTTTATCTATACTAAATGCCTTATATGAATCATCTTTAATCATTATTGCAGCCATTGAAATAACCCTTGCCATTTCATCACCTGCTTGATTCATTAAGTGCATATAATATGTCTGAAAAATATTATTCTTATTAACTTTAGTCATTCTTGGATTGTCGATTAAATCTTTATCCTGACTTAATATTAAATTGTATCTCTTTCCTAATTTATAAATTAATTCAAAGTCTTTTGTATCTCCTATCATTACATTTGCCATTCTTATCATTGCTTCATTAATATGTGTAATTCCCGGCATTGCTATATTGGATTTTGATGCTCCTGATAATGTAGCTGATAATGAATTAGTAAATAAAGCTATATTATTAAATACAGCAGACTTAATAGCTGATTTAATATTATATGCTAATATCCATGAAGACGAAGAATGTATCATTGACTTACCGAATTGAGATAAATTCATACCTCCTCCTATTTGAAATCCCGGCTGTATAATTTGTCCATCTGCTGCAACTTTTTGCTTAAATACTATAGAAGGTAGATTAAGATTTAACTTCTCATCTTTATCTTGCTTGAAAACATTACGTTTTAAGTATGCTTCTAAATATTCTTTATTATTTAGCAAATCAGTATGAGGGTACATTTCCATTATAGACAATGTAGCATTATAAATAGGTATGATTTTATTTTCAATAATTTCTTTTCTAATAGAAGATAACATAAACATTCCATGTATCTTTTCTAAATCTAAAGACATAACTTCATTAAGATAATTATCTTTAATAATATATCTAGGTTTATCTGAACCTTTATCATATTCAACATTTAATCCTGCTCTTGATAATATTTCAGCATGGTTAACTTGATTTCCTAATTTAGCAAAAATATTCTGATAATTATCATTATTCCTATTTATATCTTCTTCTATTAATTCCGATGAATTTCCTGTTACTTTAAAATATTTCTTTATAGAATCTGATATGTGTCCAGATACAAGCAATTCATTAATCGTTTTATCCATTACCGGTATATATCCTCTTTCATATCCTGATGACTTAAGAATATTTAATGCATCTTCTCTAGTTCTTTCTACTTTATTATTTAATGATTCATTATGAAGAATATTATCTATATATCTTTCTTCTAATAAATCTAAAAATAAATTAGCAAACTTTAGATCATCTTCAGTAAGTGTCTTTCCTATTTCATTCTTAGTATCTAAATTTGATTTATCCCAATGGATATAAGGAATAAATATTTTTTTAACTTCTTTACCAATACCTTTACTTGCTTCTACTGTTTTAAATAAATGTTGAAATGTATTACTTCCTTGATCACTTACATATTTTCCTATTGTACTTCTATTTACTGAACCTTTAATAACTTTATCTATTAATTCATCTTTTCTTAATTTCTTAATAGCTTCTTTAGTCTTAAATATTATTTCATTGTTTGACTTAATATAGTTATCTCTAAACCATTGTAATATAGAATCGGATATCATATGTGCAGATTGGAAATACTTTTGCATAGAACCCATATCTTCAACTTTATTATATAACTCTGTAAAGCCTGAAGTTTTCTCCATTACAGCTCTAGCCAATAATTGATATTCTTCATTCTTATACACTTCTTCTAAAGACATTAGCTTTTCTAAATATCTCATTCTATTAATTAAGACTTTTGTAATATCTCTATTGCTAATATCATCTCTTGTAAGAATGTTATATTGCTTTAACTCAAATGCTCTTCTTGCATCTGTTAAAGAACTATCAGTAGATAAGTCTTTTATATGATTAGTTAATATTGCAAAATAATTCTGCTTGTATTTTATATTATATAATGTGTCATTATTGATAGTAGCCAATATAGCTTCGTTCTTTATCAAATTTAAAAATACAGGAAACTTCTTTAATATCTTAACTTGTTCAACCATCATAGATAGTTCTGTTATCATTCTAGATTGAATAAGTTTATATGAAGGTGATACAACACCTATATTTCTAATCTTTATCTTTGATTCATTATTTGCTATCATGTTAGACTGCATATTCATCATAGTCAACGTAAGAAGTAAATTTCTTATATCTCCATTGCTATTATTTAATGTTCCTCCTAGTGCTTTATATTTACTATCTGATGCTACTATACTTATTATATTTTTATTGAACTCTGCTGCATCATTTCTTTCAAAGATATGTTTAGTGGATATATCAATTAATGATAAGTCAATATGACCATCTGAATCTATATTATGAATTATTACTAATGGATTAAATCCTTTCATGTTTTTATTATATAAAGCCCTGAATCTTGCATCCGTTGATTTTTCTAAATCCGAATACTTCATTGCTTTATAAACATTCAAATTAACCCCTAAAACTGTCAACAACTCCTTTATAGTTCTTTCACTAAATCTCTTATCTCCAAATACCTCTTTAGTTAATTCTTTAATGTCTAATTCTGATTTATCGATCTCAGCTATTCTATTTATAAAATTTACAAATAAATCTTTTTCTTGTTCTCCAAATGCAAACTTCAAAGGAATAATATCTTGTCTAATCTTACTTCTTAATTCTTCTTCTGTTAATGATGTAGCATAAGTGAATTTCTGTTCCTTATCATATACATAATCATTATCTATCTTATTCTGATATAAACTTCTTAATACCTGATTTTCTATTTTAGTTTTTTCAGCTTCAATAGTTTTTTCATTTTCGCTTTCTGAATTATTAAGTAGATTAAATAATTCTCGTACATCATCTTTAACTACTTCTAAACTATATCTTAAATTATTATCCGGTATAGCTACTATTTTTACATTATCTTTATCATAAACTACTAATCTAGTCTTAATACCATAATCTCTTTCTATAATCCATGATGTTGCTACTGCATCTTTATTTGGTACTATAGCTAAATCATAATTATTCCTATTATTCTGAAATATAAACCTTGCATTTTGAGAAACACCTTTTGTAGAAATATTATTTTGCGTTATCATATTACTATTAGCAAAATACTTCTTAATGTTTTCTCTAGCTTTTATCTCTGTTTCAGAACCTAATGTATATACTTCATTTAAAGATAAAAATTTTGATTTTCTATATGATTCTATTTTATCTTCTAATGTATTCTCTTTATAGCCCATTATTTTATAGGAAGATGTACTATCTATACCTTTACCTACTAAACCAAATGCCATTCCTTTAAATAAGCTAGTCATGTTTAATTCAGCTATTAGCTTTTCATTTATAGAGGAACCGTATTGTGATAAATTAGTATCATCGAATATTTTCCGTAATCCTTCTTCTGAATATTTATCAGGACTTAATTCATTTCCTATTTTTATTTTATAACATGCCATAGCTTAACAATTAACTTTTTGTGTATTTGTGTTTTTAAATTCTGCAAATGATATTTCAGTATTTAATATTCCATCTTTATTCATTGTATTATTTAAAGCATTATATATTTCTCCTCTTTTATTTGCAATATAATTCCATATTTCATTTATAGCTTTAGAATCATTAAACTTTATATTATTATTATTTAACATAAAATCTCTTACTGCTTTTTCAGATGATAGTCCAGCAACTGTACAAATTATTTCTTCAACTAAATCTCCAGGAGTATATTTAATATTATTCCTTTCAAATTTCTGTTTTATCATTTCAGATAATTCATGATTTTCATTTATCATAGTTACAGCTTCTTCTACTAATTCATTATATTTTGATTTATCTGAAATACGTAATGTCTTAAACCATAAATGTGCTATTTCATGTACTAAATCTGTCGTTAATACAATATCGGAATTAACATATATTTCTCCATTATGAACTAAAGCTCTTGTATTAATAGGTCTTCCTAAATGTTCATTCATTTGTTCTGTAGTAAATATATTAATCTTTAATCCTGGTACCATGCTTTGTAAATATTGTATAAACATAGTTAAATTTTCTCTATTCAATCTTAATCCATCCATAAATTTCAAGTCAGTACTATCTAAAGAGAATTTACTATTTAATTCTTTTATCTTCTCTAATAGATTAGCAGATTCTTCATTTACATCTGCTTTAACAAATTTAACTGTTGTATTATCTATTGGAACAGCTTTAATTAAAACTCCTGTCTTTGTAGAATAAACAGATTTAGGATCATAATTATATCCATTTAAAAATGTCTTTATGATAGGAATAAAATTATCCTTATTCATATCAGATTCTTCTTCTGCACTAAATACTTTTATTAATTCAAATGATGTAGCCTTTTTTATGACTTTATCTGTATCGACTTGATTATTATTAACCCATACTGCATTAGTGTCTAAATACAAGTTATCTAGCGATTTCTTAATGTGTTTAAATTGATAAAGCTTTTTGTCTAAATAAACTTTCTTCAATACTACATCAGGTCTTGCTCCATAAATATCTGTTGAATGTTTTTCTTTAGAATAGAAGTTAGAACCTCTATAACTATTAAACATTATATCTGATAATTGACTTGCTATATTATCTCTAAAATTCTTATCTGATAATTTAGATTCAAATGCTTTTATAGATTCTGAATAATTTTTCATCCAATCTACTCCCATCACATGAAGAATACTTCCATTTATGAATTTTAAATCTCTTTGTATTATTTCATAAATCTGCATTAACTCTTTTATTTTATTTGGGAAACTTCTAAATTCATCTACATATTTCTTAATAGTATTTTCATTTATTTCCATACTATTTCTTAATATCAATGTCTGTGTTCCTTCAAAACCTGTAGTTTCTATTTGAGAAAAGAAATCACTTCTTCTTAATTTATTTAACTGATCAGGAGAAAAATTATATTCCGGATATTTTTCCATAATTTGTAAGTCAGTTAATTCTTTTACATCATCTCTAAATGTTATAAAGAATTCTGGAAACTTAGATATAAATAATTCTCTATCTGATAATAATGATAAATTTAATTTTTGTAAAATATTTTCATTAGAAGAATATTGTCCAAAGATATTTAGTTCTTTAGTAGATAAATCAAATGTTCTATCACTATAATATTGTTTAAAATATATATCATTTATAGGTTTTGCAAATAACTTCTGAAAGTTTATCATATTATTTTGATAATCCCATTTTTGTAATTCATTTCTTCTTAAATGATACTGTTCTATTTCTTTTATAGCATCTGAATACATATAGAAATAATCTTTTTCTAAATCTCTTTGTTGACGTATAAGAGAAATATTTTTCATAAAGTGTGGAAAACTTCTTGCTATCTCAACTAAATTACCATTTGAATAAATATTTCTTTCTCTTCTAATTAATGCTTCTGTTAATAATTCTCCTTTACCAATATTAGAAGGTCTTACTTTTATAACTCTATCAACATAAAATTTAGATTCATCATTAGTCCATTTTTTAACTGATATTATAGGTTTATCATTTATATCTGATATAACCCCTTGTTCATTATAAGATACTATTACAGGAAGAATATTAAGTCCAGATGTTTCTTTAGTTATATCAAAATTATTAACTGTAGAAACATTAAGATTAAGTAATAATAATTTATCATAAAGATTTAATTGGTCTTTATTAGCTTTTGCCTTTGATTCATAAATAGCATTACCACTTTCATATTCATTATTATAATTATCATAAGACTTTTGTGTCATAGTTTTTAAATCATAAATTCTAAAACTACCTTTCTTATCTACGGTAATAATATCTAACTCTCCAGCTACTCCGATATTATCGCTTTTTATTCCTTTAATTTCACCTTCTAATTCTCTGCTCTTTAACTTAATATTAGATGCATAAACTTTCTCTCCACGTAATTCAAATCCTTCTTTTAATGATTTTAAATATGTAACATATTTATCAAATACATCTTTAGAAGTAAATGCAGATGCATAATCTTCATATTTCAATGATACGCCATTAAAATACTTTCTTAATATTTCATCTGACATATTACCTACTTCAATTGCTACTGATTTTACAGAAGTTATTTTTTTACCTTTTATAGTAGATAGATAATCTGAACTCCTTTGATAATAATATTCTATTTCACCTTCTGTATTTCTATCTACATAATGAGTTTTATCTGAAGCCAAAGAAACATATTGTTGTTGCTCAATCATTTTCTTAACTACTTCTGTTGTATTATAATTATATGTATCTCTAACTATAGTAGTTCCTGAAGATAATCTTTCTTCTGCTAATTTAGCTCTGTAATATTCATTATCAGATAATTTAAAATTCTCTTCATGATTATTGGATTGCCATTCTTTATTATCTAATAAATCATCTATCGACATACCCATCTTTTCTATCTCACTTATTGTCGAAGCAAATTCAAAATCATTAACTTTTAAACCATTTCTTGTACCTACTACTGAACCAAATCTTCTAATCCATTCTGATTTACTTACTATGTCTTGAAGTGTGGTTAGAAGCTCTGTATTCTCTTTTATGATATCATCAATATTTGATAAATCTTGTTCATCTAATTCAATTTCTTCTTGTTCTCCCATTAGAGCAATTTTCATCTCATTGAATTTAGAATTAAGATATTTATAATGAAGTGGGAAAGTTTCTTTTATAGACTTTCCAAGTTCTTCTTTATGGAGAATAACTATTTTTCCTTCTTTAGATCTACTCAATACTTTATTAATTCGACTATCTACATGAGTTTTATAGGCTTCTATATTCATTAAAGATAAATCACCACTATCTATAATGTTTAAAGCATTCTCCATGCCTCTTATACTCTTTATTCCTTTTCCTGGACCTATAGGACTTTCATAGTTTTCTATATTATCTCCAAATACATATAACTTATTTGGATTATTAATTACTACTTGTTTAGTTATAGTATCTCGAGTTACAAATATTTTAGCTTTATCATAGCTTTGTTTATATTCTTTCTCTCTTTCATAAATCCTTTTAGTATTAGATTCAATATTTAATAAATATCTATTTATAATATCTAAAATTCTATGTTCTTGTTTGCTCTCTAATACATTAAATCCTTCTTTAACATCTGCATAAACAGATTTTATTATAGGTTCATTGAGGAATAACTTTATTTGAATATCATTATATCCTAGCATTAATAAGATAGGAACTATTGGAGATGTTGTTTCATCTACTCCCATCTTACCTAATGATGAATTTTTAATATTATCAATAGCTAATACAAGATAATCCCCTATTCTGATAGGTATAGACTTTAACCCTTTTACTTTAGATAATGATACTATATCTTTAAATCCCGGCATTAAAGAAGATAATTGTTCTTCTTTTAACTGCATAAGATATGATACTGTAGATAATGATTTAGCAAGTATATCAATAGACCTTAATCCGGAATTAGTCATTTCATATTGACTAATCATCGTATTATAAAGATTGAATGATTTATTTGCAAATCCTCTATCTCTTAATTTTAGATATTTTTTTTGTTCCTTTTCAGTAAGATTATTAAAATCTTCTGTTTCTGTTACCTTAATACTATTATTAGCTATATCATTTATAGCATCTACTGATGATTCAAGTAAAATATTTTCAGCATTTTCTATATTATAAACTGATTTTATTTTCTCAATTATGTAGTCATTCAACTTATTATATGAATCTAATTCTTTTATATCCGATAATATTGATATTCCAGATGCTTTTAATGAAGCAGAAGCTGACTTATAATATACCTGTAATTGGTCAATGTCAAAGTCACTATCATTTAATATTGTCAATTTAGGATTTATATAAATAACATTTCCTTTATCTTGTATAAAACCAATAATCTTTGCAGGAATACCAAATCCAAGTCTTGAAGAAGGTACACGTACTAAATATAGATTTAAACTATCTTCAAATGTTTCTAATGCAGTTATATAATCTCCTAATGATAATACTTCTTTATCTTCATTTCTTAATAAAATGGTCTTCTCTCTATTTATTACTGATGTTTTTAATTCTTCTACTATCTTTTCATCTATAAGTGTATGAGCAACTTTTTTTAGATCTCCTTCTTTAGTAGTGTAATATAAAAATCTTGCATCATTAATATTTTCTGTTTCTAAAAATCCATATTTCTTAAAATGTGAATACGATGCCACTACTTCAGCTTCTTGTAAACCTTCTTTAGTTATGTCTAATGTCTTTAAATCTCTTACTTTAAATTCTCCAAAGGTTCCATTCTTTTTTGCTTCTGTCAAAGTAAGATTATCTATAGTGCCAAATTCCTTCTCTATTGAATTAAGAAGTCTTGTTTGACCATTTGCATCTTCAAAGATTAATATTCCATCTCCACTTAATTGTGTGCTTCTAATACCATTAACTTTCTGTCTTATTAATGATGATGTCATATAATTCCTTATAATTTGTATCAAAGGTATTCTTACATTGTTTGTCTGTAATGATAAAGTCTTTGTTGATAATACTTCTCCTAATGCTCCGGCATACTTACTTCTATTTATAGATGATAGTCCAGTAGTTCTTAACCAACTATCGAAATCATTTCCTATTTCTTCTATGATATTTGCATTTTCCATATCATAGATTAAAGAGAATGCTGTAAATATATCATTAGCATTATCTTTATTAGTTTCTTCTCCTGTACCTATAATAGATAGTATCTGATGCATTAATTGAACATTCTTTGTATTCTCTATATCTTGATAAGGGTTTAATACAAATCCTAAATTTCTTGTATTGAATTCTCTTCCATATAATCTTTGAGTAACAACTTCGCCTTTATCATTTGTAGCATATATTCCTTCGAAATTAAATGGATTTACTATTTCGGTTCCAGATTTACTATTTGTGGTTCCGGCTATACCCCAAGGAATATTAGACTTAATGATTTTTTTATTTTCATCTTTATTTAAATCTTCAATAAGCATATCAGATGCTTTCTCTATAGATTTAGTAGATGCAAAATACTTCATGAATTTCGCTCTTCCATTAAATGTATATTCTCCTAAATCATTTTCCTTGAAACTATCAATATTATCTTGATCCCATGAAAATAACATACTATCTAACTTAATTCTATCAAGTAGATTTATATTATATGATTCGGTGGTTATGTCTTCCGAAGAATGTTTAATTGTATGATGATTATCTGTTACATAATCATGATCAACTAATAATGTTTTATATACCTTACCTTGAAAAGGAACATTCGTTTCTCCACCAAAGTTTTTTATAATTAATCGTGAGAATATAGGAAAGGATGTCATACCACCATCGTTTCTAGGAATAGATTTACCTAACTTTTCATCTTTGATATATGTGTCATTATTATATCCTTGATCATCTATGATATAATATTTTGCTTTTAACTCAATACCATCTTCCGATATACTTTCTCCTATATTAGCATAATTAGCCGGTGTAGTTGTAGGTCCTAAATATTTAGTTTGCTTTGATAAATCTGAAAATGCTGTTGTATGATTCATTATCAAAGGCATTATATTTTGGTTAGTAAACATATATGAAAAGAAATGACCTTTTAATAAAGGATTTAAATTATTATTCTTATCATAATATACTCCACCATCTACTCCATTTAGACTTGCTACATCTTTAGGTAACATAGTCTTTAATTCATATAGTTTATTTGTATATTCTCTATATGTTAAAGCAAATAATTTATCTCTATTTGATGTTGATTTATCTGATTCCCATTTAACTGAATTCTCATAGTTAAAGACTCTATTATAATTTAATTTAGAGTTTTTAATATATGATTGATATGTTAATGCTAATCCCGGAAGAATAATTGTTTTAATTTTTTCTTTACCTGTTATTTTATCTACTTCTTTAGTTTTAGAAACAATATAATCTTTACCATCTTTAAGATTTAATAATACTGCTTGATAAAAAGCTTTTTTATTTTCTTCTGATAATCTATTTTGAAAACTTTCAAAGGCATTATATAATAATAAATGATTACCTGGTTTAAATATATCTTTTTCGTCAGATAATAAATCAGTCATTTCATTTGCTGAAAATAATTTAGTATCTAAAAGATATTTAGAAAATCGTTTCCATCTTCTTGTAGATAAAGAATTTTCTCTTTTTAATCTTTTAAATTCTAAATCTACATGATTGTTAATTAGATTATCATTTAATTTAATACTTTCTATTTGACCATTATTTAATACAGTATAGAACATTCTTTCAGTTCCATTATTATCAAATATAATTTCTGCTTTAAATAATGATTCTGTATCTGATACTGTATTCAAGGATAATGATAATCTTTCTAATTTTGATGCAGAAGATTTCTTTACACTCTCTATAAACATTCCGAGCATCATTTTATTCAAATCTATAGATGTTGGCTGTAATGTACCTTTATATCCTTCTATTCCTTTAAATGGCTTTATATATTCTAAAGTCATAGTATTTTTATGATTAGAAGAAGTTCCTATGATAGGATATAATAATTCCCCATTGTCATCTACTAGATTGCTTGTTAATATTGCCTGTGTTTCATTATCATTTAATTCAGTTTTTATATCTTCCATTACTTGTTTTGGATTATTCATAATCCTTGATAATGAATTTTTCTGTATCAACTTAAATTCTCTTGTGTTATCTTTTCTTCTTATCATTGAGATTCTATCATATGGTCTAATTTGTAAATCCATATCTGCAATGACATTTAGAAATGTATATAGGTCTGTTGGTTTATGAAAATCATTTCCTACGAAATTATCATACTCTGATGCTTCTTCATCCATCATTTTCTGTTTATCACTAACAGATGATTTCTCTCCATAAATACCTATAGTCTTTTTATATTCTTCTATTTCATCATTAAATACATTAAGATTTTTAACATCTTGATTATATAATTCTTTTATTGCATCAGACATTTCAGGAGCATTTTCTCCAAAATAATCTTTATATGTATCAGAATTTCTTAATTCTTCTATTCCTAAAGTTTGATTTATATTGTTATATGTTGCCTTAAACATATTTAATAAACCATTAGCTATGAAATTTTCACCTATCTTGTTTTTAGGTGCCATAGTTTTAAAATTAGGAATTATTTGTTTAACTCTTAATTCTGTTGCTTCGCTATCTTTTAATAAATTAAGAAATGTTGTCGGAGCTATTCCATTTAATCCAAATAATTTCTTTAACTTTAATATGTAGAATAAAGCATTTGATTTAAATTCATCTGTTAATTGAACAACTCCATCTTCAGTTGTAATTAATTTAATTACATTATTACCTAATATTATAGATAGTGAATCTGATGTAACAATAAATTGTTTATATTTTTTACTTACAAATTTATTCATAATTGACTCATACATTCTATCATTGAATCCAAACATATGCATAATCATTTGTTGTGACATCTCATTAGTTAATGATGCAACATTTGTATTATTAATATTAGTAGTAGTAACTATCTCTCCATTTTTAGTTTGTTTTACTTCTGCAGTAAATCCACTTTGTAAATGCAATGAATTATTCAATGAACCAAAATGATTTAATATATTTTCTAATTCATCTCTTCTTAATTTAGATTCCTTATCTTTTCTTATATCTGCTTGCATGATATATTTCTCAAAAGAAACCTTCTCTGTATCATTAATAACTACATTAGTATCAAATAACCTTGCAATTAAATTATATGCTACTTGTGCCCTTCTTGTAGTTATAGGTTGCTGTTTTACATATTCTAATATTTCATCTTTAAATTCTAATAAAAATGATTTTTCTTTTAATCCTCTTTTATTAATTCTATCAGATATTTCATTTATCAAAGATTCAATATCATGTTTAGAAAAGAATGTTTTATTATCCCATCTACCTAATTTAATTTTACCATTGAATGCTTCTATGTTTCTATATGGTAAAGTTTCTAATATAAGTTTTAGATTATTTGAAATTAAATCAGCCGGTTTAAATTGTTTACTCCATGTCATTGCATCAGTAGTTTTCATTCTCTGCAATGTTTCCGGATTAGTATCTGATACTATATCAAAGAAGATAGCATCAAAGACATCTTTTTTAGATAATTGAAATCTTAAATATTTTTTAAAATCTGAATCTGATTCAATATTTTTAGCTTGATCAAAATTTAACTCATTTAAACTATATTCTTCAGAACCTATATTTACTTTATATTCAGCATCTACTTCATTATCTTTATAAAACTGTAATAGATTAGAATATATATCTGAAATATTATTTCCTTTTACACTAGATAAAGATGAATAGAATGATTGTTGAACAAAACTATGAGCTATTTCATTTCTTAAAGATTGTACATTTCTCCCAAGTAATTTATTTAATTCTTGATATGTTACTTTCTTTGACTTCTTTACTTTCTTATTTATTATTTCAGATGATTCTGTATCATATTCTTCTTCTAATAAATGTTCTTCTTCATTCAATGTTTCATCAGAAGACATCTTTGTAACATGATGATTATTTATAATCGGTGATTTATCTTTATAGTATCCGGATTCTATTTCTTCAAGTAAATCATTTAATTTATTTGTTTGAAGAATGTATCTATTATAGACACCTTCTAACCACTTCATAAATCTTTGTAGTAATCCTTTTACTGTGTATATAGATTCAAACTTATCTGATTGATGTTTATATCCATATTTATTAGCCATCCATTCTTCAGCATGGTCTTTATTATCAATTCCTATTACTTCACTTACTTCTTCATATATTTCTGTTTTCTGTTCTTCAGTTAAATAATAGTTCCAAATAACGTGAAATATTTCATGTCTTATTGTTGGATTGTTTACTCCTCCATTTTGTAGTCTTAATCTAATACTTCCATCTTTTAATAAGCCAAAACATTTTCTACCTTTATTTACTAATTCATTTTCATATAAGGTATTCTTACCCCATAATTCTTCTCCTAGTATATTATTAATAATTGAATTAGATTCTTCTATTGAAGATGTTAAATTAGCTCTTAACATTTTATTTAATAATCTATCATCTATAACTTTTTCTCTAGTTAATTCTGCATCATAAGTATCATCATTTGATTTATTTTCATTATCAACTAGATTATTAATATTAAAGAAATTATAAGGCATGTGGATATCCTCTGCATTTGTTATAACCTTCTCTTTTACTTCATCAGATGTTATGTCATAACCATCTTTACTAAATTTCAAGTAATCATATCTTTCATCTAATTTAGATGTCAAATAAGATATTTCTAATTCTTCATTATTCTTTTTTCCTGTTTTATTTATTCCGGATTGAAGATTAATTAAAAATGCTTTTAACATTCTTACTTCAGCATTGATTCCGGTAAATCCTTTAGCATATATATCTAATAATGAACTATTTTTTATTCCTTCATAATTAGTGTTTATTCTTGTAATAGAATTCAATCCCTGTACTACATTTAAATATTTAGATATAACACCTAATTCTTCACTACTAAATAATGATTTATTATTATTTAAAATTTGAATTATATGTAAGGAATTAATTATACTATTTACTTGTGGAGTTATTTTATCTTTTAATATTTCCTCTATCATTAATAAATCTTCTTCGATATAATTATTAACGATAGATGTATTTAGTTTTCTTGTATTCGCAACAACCCAAGGAGAAGAATTATTTATTTGTCCATAATCCCATCTTACAATTAATCTTGTTCTTCCATTTAGTGAGTCAAATAAAACCTTAGTATTAAATTTTATATCTGATTTACTTGTTTGGTTTTGTATAGATTCAATAAATGAACTTATAGGTTGTTCTTGTTTACCATATATAACTGTTCCTTTTACTGATTCATTACTTGATAAATTAATTAAACCTAAAGATACTTGTTCAAGATTATCCTTTTTAGATAAATCAAATCCTTTTTTTCTTAATCTGGCTGTATTTAAATTAAGTTGATTTAAACTTGGATTGCTAGTTTGAAAACCATTATTAATTTCTTCTTCAATTTCTGCTTCTGTTCTATTATAATTAGTAATTCTATTTTCATTAGTTAATTCAGTAGATTTAAATGTGTCCATAAGAACTGTAAGAAATAGAAAATCATCATCTAATAATATATCACCATTAGCATCGGTAAACTTGTTAACTATATAATCATGTAATTCTTTATTAGTCTTATTAAGTTTATACATATACTCTTTCAATTCTTGTTGATTAGGTACAAACTTTATTGCAAGTATATTTGAACCTCTAAATTTTGCATCTGCTAATGATGCTTCTTTTAGATATATTAATTCTAAATTATTAATATTTAAATTATCAAAGATGAATTTAGTGAAAAGTCTTTTATTATCTTTTCTTTCTTGTGTAATAGGTTCTTTACTTAATCCTTCGATGTATGTAAAATTTGTTCCAAACACTAAATTGCTATCTGAAACTTTAAATACTTTATTTAATTTACTTTCTAATGTTTTATCTACTTTAGGATTTATATAAGAAATAAATTCTCCTTGATTAAATATTTTACCATTAGTTAATTCAAATACAGGAACAGTATTATTTAATTTGATAGATTTTAATTCTACCATATTACCATCATTAATAAAGAAAACATCTCCTACAGATATATCTACTTCTTCTTCGTTTATTTGTATTGATAATGAATCTTTATTAACTTCTTCTATATTTTTATTTTCCTTTTTTTCTAATAAATTATAGTTTATTAAAGATTTATCTGTTTCATTTCCTTTATCATCATATAATTGAATAGATACTTCTCCATTTGAATTTACATCATCTGATAATATTTTACATGTTATATTATTTAATGAAGGAATTACATACCAATCTTCTTTATTAATATTTTCTTTTGCTTTTATAACTTCTGCATTTATTCCTTTTGAAGCATTCTGTTTTATATCTTTTACTTTATCATCACCATAAATAATCTTATCTAAATATATAGCCTCTAATTTCTTTGTTTCAAGTGCTTTTTCTTTATTTAAAACATTTACTGATGCAATATCTGTTTTGATATCATCAATCCACCATGTAGGCTTTTTATCGTATTTTAAAGATGTAATTCCTATCATAGATATATATCCATAATTAGATACTCTACTTAATGCTGTATAAAAAACATTACCTTTAAGTCTATCATCTGTATATTGAGAATATTTTGCATAGTTTGGAAAATCTATTGCAATATAAATATTCTTCATTCGTAAACCTTGTATATTCTTATATTTGGTTTGAGATTTATTTGGATCTATAACATATATAAAATCTTCTTTACCTACTAGTCCAGGATTACTTGCAATGAATTTATCTGCTTCTTCTTGATTTAAAAATATTATAGCCTTATCAACTGATGTCTGTGAAAGAAAATCATTTATTACATCTGTTTCTGTTAATGAATATTTAACTCCTCTACTTATTCTATCTACTACTTCATGATATACTCTTGGCATTATATCTCCTTGCAAAGTTGAATAATTACCATTAGTCAGTCCTGATACAGCCCAATTAGTCATAATTTTTAAAGCTGGATCCTCATTACTAAATGTGTATGTTAATGGAAATGTACTTAAACCGGTATATACATTATATCTATTTAAATCTAATGAATTTAGTGGTATCATCTGAGTTCTATCCCCGGCAAATATTACTTTAGTATTTACACTTGCGAATTTATTTTTAAGATTAATTATATCTTCTTTTGTTAATGTAGAACTTTCATCTATTACTACTACATCATATTTAGAAACATCAATCTTATTATCTTTTAATAAATCTTTAGTTAAAATTGTATCTATAGATGAACTATAAAATTTTAAACTATTTTTTGTTCCTGTTAATAAATCCTCAGTTAATGATACTACAGCAATTTTTAAATCTGTTTTGGTTAATGATTTATGCAATAATAAACTCTCTACTAATACTTGCATTGTCTTTCCTGAACCGTAGGCTCCTGATATGCTTAATGCGTTTTTAAATTTAATATTATTAGTTAAACCGGTATTATACATATCTAATACTGACATTCCATCAATCAAATATGATACTATTAGTTTTTGAGATTCTTTCTGTTCTTCAGTAGATATATTAACTTTATCTTTAAGTTTTGATAATATAAGTTTATCTACATCATTTAAGTTAACTGCATTCATTTGAGTTAACAGATTTATAATATATTTACTTCTTGCACCAATTAATACACTAGATACCTCACTTGTAGATACTTCTCTTAAACTTTCTAAAGTAGATACATTAGCAGTTTCACCTTTAACTAAATAATTAAATTCATTAGTAACATTTAATTGCTTTTTAATATTATCAATTAGTTCTTGCGTAACTAACTTTTTGCCATTTAGGAATTTATATAATGTATCAAATATTTGATTTAATAACTTATTATTTTCAAGTATTAACTTTGCATTATCATTAGATATATCTAATGCTTTATCATTTGATAAAACAATATCTTTTAATAATTCTACTGCACCTTTTAACCCAGCTTCATTAAATATGTCAGGAATAGCTTTTTGTATTTCTTTTATTGCATATACCTTATTCTTACAATGTATCTCTTTCGCTTTATTATTATAAGCATCTCTACTCTGTCCTAACTGTTTTACTTTATCAGATAATACCTGTGCTTCTGATTCAAGTTCTATTAGTCTTTTAGATAATATTTCTAATTCTTGATTTGATAATGTTTTTTCTCCTAAATATAAATGCTTCTGTATTTGATTACTTACTCCTAAAATATTTTTTGCTTTTATAAATTCATTCATAAAATGAATAAAATTCTGCAATCTATCTATTTTAAAATTTATATCATTTATATTGAAATTTTTATTATTTATTAATTCCTCTATAGATACTAATTCATTTTCTATTCCGGAAGTAATATAATTTCTATAATGTGTTTGTTCATCTATTAATTGTTCATCTGAAATTGTTAAAGCTGATTTATCAACTATAATTTCAGGATTATCTTTAGTTTCTACAATATACTTATTATCCTTCTGTAAATGCTTTCTAACTATGGCTCTTTCAATTCCTTTTTCTGTTTTAACATTTACTATCTCTCCTGATGAAAAATCTGTTAATTCTCTTGTATTTGAGTTTCCAAGAAATGACTTAAATCTATTTAATGTTTCTAATGTTGTTTTCACACTTGCATTAAAAGACATTAATTCTAATTCATCTGTTTCTTTAGATTCTGTTTCTTCAACTACTTTAGTGATATTACTTATTATATTTTGTATCTTATTTGATAGTAATTGAGAAAAGTCATTCTTCATAGTTACTAATGGAACATTATCTGTTAATGTACCATCTGTATTAAATATATATGAATTTAATTCTTTATTTAACCTATCTAATTCATTTGTAGTTTCTTTTGTAGTTCCTTTTGTATTTATTATAGGATTAAACTCTGTAAGTTTAGTATTATAATTAGTTCTTTTAATTTGTAATGCATCTATATTCTCTTTAGTATTTAATTTACTTATATAGTTATTAAATTCTAAATCAAAATCCCTTGTATTTAAATATAACTGTTGATTTACAAAAGCAAATCTTTTATTATATTCCTTTAAGTATTTTGGACTATTCCTAAATTCATTCGTAATTTTTTCTTTTTGTTGTTCGAAATATTTATCCGTGGAATCCTTTACTGTTTCTGTTATAACTTTTAATTGTTTTCTTCTATCATTAATAAATGCAGGAAATGCTGTTCCTTTTTCTATAGTAGTCAGATTTTTATAATCATTTAATAATCCTCTTTTAAAAATAACATCTTTCCTTTGTAATTGATCGAGTTTTAAATATGCTTCTTTATTACCATTTAAATCTTCATTAACCTTATCAATCTCTACTTCTATTTTTGCTTTCTCTTCTTCGGTCTTTGCTTCACTTAAAGATGTTGTTAATTCGTTTAATTTAGTTTTTGCTTTCTTTATATCTCTTTGTACATTTAATGTCTTAAATACATAGTTATCTTCATCTGATTCATTTGTTAATGCATTCCAAATTAAAGGATTACTAGTTTTAAATTCTTCTCTATCTTCTAATCTCTCATTAATTCTTCTTCTATATAAATCATATAAATATTCATTCTGATTCTCTACAATATTTGTATTAGTATTTTTCCATGGAATATTATATTCAACTTCATATTTTTGTTGATTTGTCTTCTCTATAGTTATTGGTTCTCCATCAATATTTAATTCATTACTTCCTAATAATCCTTTTGAACCTAATGTAGTTAAATGATCAATTAATTTAGTGGCTCCTGCTATTCCATCTTTATCAATTATTTTATCTATACTTTCACTTCTCTTTCTTCCTACATCTCCCATTATACCGTTTCCTATGGCACCTGTTAATCCTCCAATCCAAAATGATGAATTAATATCATCCCATGTGTTATACATAGAATATAAACCTTTACCTTCAGCTAAATCCTTTTTAGTTGAATATATCTTTTTAGCTTCATTAAATACATATCTTGATAATGCATTACCACCAGCTTCTGTACCTTCTTGTAATCCTTCTCTTACAAATCCTTCTACTATTTGCTTTCCTTTATTTAATACAGGATTCGACAACTTAATATATTCTGAATCTCCTTTTATAAATTCAACAGCTTTCTTAATAAATGTTTGCTTACCTTCAATACTATTAATATTAATATTGTTTTGTTGCATATATTCTTTAGCCTTATTAACATCTTTAGTAAGTGTCTTCATTGCATCATCTCCAAGACCTCTCACTAACATATCAGCACTTATAAGTCTTTCACTTAGAAATACTGTTGCTGCATCAACCATTGACATATTTAATGCTTCTTGATGAGATAATCCCATCGCTCTTGATGCATCATAAGAAGGACCCATAACTTGTAATGCCCCAGCTCCTGCAGTCATAGTAGCAAGAGATTTAGATGTCATACCTAATAATGATCCTCCATATCCTGCTATATACATCTGTGCTAAAGAACCTATTCCTTGTCCTACATTCTCTAATATCTTTGCATAGTCCTGATTCCATTTAGCATTTATTTGTTCTTCAGAAGGTATGTTTCTCCATTTATTTAGATAATCTATATTTTCATTGAAATATCCTTGTACTGATTCATTATATTCGTTTTTAGTATCTTTATCTATTAGTCCTAATATAGGATCTGTAATAATTGGTTTTACTAAATATTCATTTAAAATCTGCATAGGTGTATAAGGCATTCTTACTATACCAGCTGTTACTTCATAAACACCTTTATATAATCCTTCTAATGACGTTATTCCATACTTATCATATGTACCTTCAAAATTATCAAATGCTCTATATCCAGGTATTGTATAAATATCTTTATCAGGATTATCTATTCTAGCATAATATTCACCAGAATTTTCATCATAAAATATTCCTGATTTATAATCTATCTTTTCTTGTTGTGTCATAGGTCTATCAATCCATTCTCCTGTGGCACCATCATAGAATTTTGGTTTAGCTAATACTTTATCCAAATCATTGATATGACTTCCAAATTCATTAGTTATAGGATCAATATAATCATATTGAGATTTATCTGTATTTATTCTTTCATATCCTCTTCCTTGTATTCCTGTATTAAATATGTCAGAACCAGAAAATATTTTTTCTCTTGGACCTACTAATGACGGATTTTCTATAATATATGTTTTTAAATTATTTACATAACTATATAAACTTTCAAAATCTTTATCTTGAATATCTGGATTTTCTGTTTTTATCTTATCATTAATACTTTTATAATAATCAAAATCATGTAACACTAATTCTTGATTAGTATTAAATGCCATCATCAATTCATCTACAGTTGCATTTGGAGAACTAAATACTGTCTTATATAAATCTACTTTAGGTTTTTCTATTACTTCTTCTTTTGGTAAATTATCTTGCTCTGCCATATTATTTGTCTAAAATTAAATTTACAATATTTTGATTTTTTGGATTTGATAATAGTTGGGTATTATAATGATTTGCTACATCATTTCCTTTTCCTTGTAAATACCATGCTTCAGGAATTGGAATAAGAACTTCTATTGCATGATAACTACCTTCTGCATCAGGAGATGATGATACGGGCTGCATTTCATAATATTTACTTCCATTATCTCTAGTTTTAGAAACTTTTTCATATACATCTTTTACTCCAAATGTATTTTTTAATATATCTGGTATTTCATCGAATGTGTCATCTGATTCCCATATAAAAGAACTTTCTTTTGCTTTACTATAATTTACTTTTTTTATTCCATCTACTGTTGTTACTATTTTATCTTCATCATCTTTCTTTAATTTAGCTTCTGGTATTTGAATATCCTCTATTAAATCTGAATTATCTTTATTAACTAAAACAGTTGCAGTTATATATTTTTCTATTACAAGATTTCCTTTATTATCAACTTCGTAATCGTTTATTAATTTTCCTGTTTCCGGATCCTTTTTCCTTTTTGGTGCTTCTATTATATCAGTACCAAATTCTAATAATTCAACTGTTCCTGCTTGTTTGCCTTTTATATTTAAAACATTCCCATTAGTTTTAATTATAAATGAACCATTATTAAATTCAGAAGTCAATAAATCGGTAGAAGTTCCATTTTCTTTTTGACTATTATTATAACCATAATCTTTATTTAATTTTGGAACTTCTTCATATGATGATGCACTTACAGTTCTAGCTTCATAATCTTCTGTTCCTATAAGTTTTCCATTTTCAAATACTGGAATTAATAATTTTTGAAGCTCTTTTGTTTTATCAAAATAACTTCCTGATGAAATTGCACCCCAGAAATTTACTTTTGGTTCTGTAGCATCATTTCCACTTCCACCTCTTTGTAATTTATTTAAATCCCAAAATTCATCTATACTTTCTGTATATTTAGTACTAACATTTTGTTCGTATTTTGATATTGCTAAATCTCTTATATATTTTTTAACCATATTATTATAACCAATTCTATCTTCTGATTTTGTAAAATCAAATGAATTAGTCATTTTTTTATACATCATATCATAATCTTCAAAATAATATCTATTTATATCTTCACTTGTTAAATTAACTTCCTCTTTAATCCCATCTTCATTAGTTTTAGATATAGTTGATTTACCATTTAAAGTTAATGTTTTTAAACTATTTCTATATTCTATTTCTATATCTTTTTTATTATCTATTAGCGTTTTTATTAATTCAGGTTTATAATTAATATCATTTTTTTTATCAAATTGATGTGCTAAATCCAATTTCGCTGTTTCTGATAATTGATTGTATATATTATCTACTAAAGCTAGAAGTTCAGGTTCATTTGTTGTATATCCATTTTTAGCTAAATATGCTACTACTGCTCCATCATTAGCAGTTAAAGAAACATATGATTTTTTCCCATTTGCATCTGTAACTTCTTTAACTACTTGTTGACCGTTATTATTTATTGTAGTAAGTTTAAATGAACCATCAATGTTTTTAATATATTCATCATTACTTCTATTTTGTCCTTTAGTTTCTTGAAATAATTTATCTATTTCTGCAATAGCTTTATCTTTATAGTTATAATTATATTTACTTGTTGAACTTTCTACGATAGGTGTTCCATCTTTCATCCAATTTACTCTTGCAAATTGTCCTTCTAATTGTTGGTCTTTATTTGTTCTTTGACTTTTAACAGTAAGTCCATCATAGTTTTTAGCATTTATATATTCAGGTACATATATTCCTTGTGATTGAATCATTGCAGTATCTTCGCCAGTCAACCATACATTATCTAAATTATTTCTTTGTTGATAATGAGCATCTTTTTCTTTTTCTATTTGACTTAATGCTGTCTTAATTTTATTCTTTTTATTATATGCTTGTTCTAATTGAAAAAATTTATTATCTCCACCTTTCTTTTTATTCTCTTGTTCATAGTATATACTAAAATCTCCTGTCTTAATTACTTCTGATTCCATTTCATTAAGTAACCTTGTAATATTATTACCTACATTCTCATAAGCATTAATAATATCTGAATTAGCTTGTGCTAGTCCTTTAGGTTCTATATCATCAATCTTTGGTTTAAATGATGCTAGTTGTCTTTTAAAAGCAGTAATAGGGATATCTCCTAAACTAAATTGTAATCTACCTTCAGGTTGTACCGGAAGAAACAATGGTTGTCCTCCTCTATTTGAACCTATTCCCATATAATTAATTTTTATTCGTCTGTGTTTTCTTTTAGTTGTTTTTTTATTCTTTCAAATTCTTCTGGTTTTAAAGATGCCATTTTATCCATGAATAATAAATCAGAACCTTTATTGTTTTTCAGGAATTCTTGTATCTTATCCATCTCTGCTCTTTGTCTATTTACTCCTGTAAATCTATTAAGAATTCTATCTTGTAATGCACTTATGATTGCTCCTGATTGATTATTTTCTTCTATCTTTTTTTTCATATTTAAATTAGAGGTCTGTGCATCTATTCCAGACTGTGCATTTCTATATGCATCATATCTCTGTGCTTCTGAAGATAACCATTGTTTTTCCTGTCCTGCAATACCTTGTAATCCTTGTACTTGATTTTTATTTGTTTCAGCCAATATAGATGATGTTGCATCTAATTGTCCATTCTCTTTTAGATATTTATAGGCATTTGCTGCATTAGATGCTAAAACTGTGTTTAATTCATTTATCTGTAAGTCTTTTGTAGAAAGTGTTGGTGTGAATGATTGTTTACTTCCTACATAAGGTTCAGATGGACCTCTAAAAAACTCTTTTAATCCATTATATATATCGCCTCCTATTCCTGATGCTTCTACAATATATTGATTATTTTGAATACGATTAAATCTATTTTCTAATGATTGTGGAACATTAGGTTGTCTTAATGATGGTGTTTTGGTAGGGTTAGTAGGTGTTTCTTTATTTATTATTTCTTGTGTATTTTCTAAATCATTTAAAGCATTATCTAAATTACTTGAACTTTGATTTAATCTATCTATTTTTCTTAATTTATTATTTGTATCTACATCTAAATTTACTATATCATTAATAGGACTTGATTTTCCAGATGATAAATAATTATTTAATAAATTATTTATACCTAAATATCCTTGACCATATTTTTCAACATCTGTAATATATTTTGTATTTGTAAAATTATCATCAGGTTGAAGCACTCCTCTATTTATCCCATAAAGATTATTTAAATAACTTACAACAGTATCTATGTTTATGTTATTATATTTACTTGTTTGTAATGGATTAGGCATATCTTTAAAATTTAAATTCGTATATATTATTTGTTTTTTTATCTAAATATGGATTAGAATAATTAGGAACCTTAATATTTGCATTATTTTGCATTATATATCTATTTATATTCTGTTCCGGAATAAATGTTTCATTATTATATCCTCCAATATATTGATTTAATTTATTATAATCTATTCCTATATTATTCATGAAGTTATTACTTGTAATTTGTTTATTTGATGTAATAGAAGGACTATTGAGATCAAACTTACCTTTTATTTTATTCCCTTGCATTATTACATTTTTAGGATCTGTATTACTTAATTTAAATGTAGGGACATTTTGTAATCCTGATGAATCAACTTTAGGTTTTGCCATAGTAGGTTTACTAAACATAGATGAAATTTGTGTACCTGTTAATATTCCTTGTGTTCCTATATCCATTATTTTTCCTAATGTTGTATTCTTTTGTTCTTGCATTGTACTTTGGAAAGCATAATCTTTCTCCAAATCACCTAACCTATATCCTGCATTAGGATCACCTTGTGTCATTCTTAATTGAAACTTCTTCTTTAAAGGATCATCTTTAATCATCAATCCTGTTGCATTACCTAATAAGTTTCCTGCGACAGCTCCAATTCCTGCTCCAATTAGAGTTCCTACTCCGGGTACTATTGAACCTATTCCTGCTCCAATTCCTGCTCCTGCTGCAGTAGAACCTAATGTTATTCCACTTTTTATTTCTTTCTGTGACATATTATGTAAATGAATTTTCGAAATTAGTGATTATATTCTTTAAATACAAATCCTCTATTCCACTATAGTTTAAATTTATTTTCAACCATTCTCCTCTCATATTAGAATTTATCATCATTTCAATATTATTTGTAAAGAATGAATTTGTAGGAGTTGTCTGTACTTGAATAGGGAATTTCCATTTTCCTTCTACATATTCTGGTCTCAACCAAAATCTAACATCATTAACATCAAAAGCATCATGTAACCCTGTTTGTGAAGATGTATTATATATTATTTGCGTAAAACCTAAATCTCCTGATTCTATTTCTAATGAATCAAAACGTTTACTAAGTAAAGGAGAATTACCATTACATATAACACTAATATCAAAGTTTCTTGTTGTTCCATAGAAAGTTTGTTTATTCGATGTTGTTCCATTAAATAGATATGGTCTATCATGTAAGTATATTCTTCTTTCACCACTATAATTATTAGTAGAATAACACAAAGAATAAAAATCATTATTGATATTAGCATAAATAGGAGATGTAAAAGAATATTCACATGTAAATTCTTCAAGTATTTCATTAAAGGCATATGTAGTAGATTTAGTTCCATATAATATTGTAAATAATATATCACTATACTTCTTATCATATCCTAATGATACTCCTTGATTTAAATATATCATATCAGATAATTGACTTTCTATATCTGTTAATTTTTCTATCCCTTCTAATAATGAATAAACTTTTGTAGAGAAACTTTCACTTAAAGTTAAGTCTTGTGGTGCTCTTTTAGCTGATACTCTAAATATAGCCCTCTTATTCCAATCTAAAGCATATATACCATTAAATCCTTTTACTGTTGCTCTTCTATGTTGAATACCATTTTCTAATACTGTATGTGTTGACTGCTCTAATATATCTCCTCTACCTACTACTACTTCTCCTTCATTGGTAGGAACATTCATCTGTCTTTGGTCAGTGAAATGTATATTTGTCCTTCTATGTTGAAATGAATATAAATATTTATTATCCGTTTCTAATTTCATTATAGGTCCAGGAGTAATATCATAATCTTTATATGACATAATCTTTAAATTCCTAAAAGCATCTGTATAAGAATTTTCTATTATCTTATCTGAATATCTTATCCTTGTTTCATAATTTATCTGTCTATAGTCATTATCTCTATCATAATGATAATGTCTTATTGAAGACCTTACAACATTATAACCATAGTTTATTGCTAAACTTTCTGTCTTATCTGAAGTATCAGGATTGAATACAGCAAAAGATTTTAAACCATCTTCTCCACATGCAGGATAAAATGTTCTATCTTTTTGACTAATACGCATCTCTGTATTAATTTCATTCTCTGTAATCATCTCCATAACTAATCCATGACCATTATAGATTAATCTTTGTTCATCATTATCTTCTCTTCTATCTTGATCTGCTCCTGTTATTTCATAAATGTTTTCTACTTGTGTAGGAATAAATGATGTACCTCTATAACTCATTACTTTGATATAAGTGCTTTGTAAGAAACAATCACCTTTATAATAAGGATTACCTATATTAGTAACTTCAAATCCTTCATGTGTTGTTGTATTCCATAATATCAAATCAGATATTTTAGAATACCATGTATGTTTTAAATCAAAATATGTCGGTAATGTAGTTGCATTTAATGTTGAAGGATCTATCTTATAAAGGCTTACATGTCTTAGATTTAAATTACTTACATGTGAATCTAATGTAATCCCTATATATTTACTTGTACTCATAGATCTATTAGAAGAACATTCCCATCTTTCATCTGTCTCTTCTTTGAAAAAATACCACATACAAGTTCCTGACTGTGTTACATTACTTGTTTCTATAGTATCTACTCCTATATCTGTATATTCAGATACAAATCCATTCTTTGCATTATTCGTTCTTCTAAACTTATCTACATTGACTGTATCAATAGTATATATAGTACTATTACTTTCATCTACTATATCATATATTGATGTTTTCCACCACATAGGATAAGTATCTACATCACTTTTACTTACTATATCTATAGGGCTTCTATATAATAATCTTCCAACTAAAACATTTTGATTTTCTTCATAATCTACTTTTCCATTAACAATCATTTTATAATTAGAATCTATAATAGATGTTTGGTTTAAAATATTATCCGGAGAAAATAACCCATATTTTTTTTCTACATAAAATACTCTTGACATATAATTCCTAAACACCTTTCTATTATCGCTTGCCTTTAAATGCCAATATGTATTTGGCATAAATCCTTTATAAATAGGAATTACAAATTCATCATCATTATAAGATAATCCATTAGAAATATTTACTGTTGGACTTACATCTTTTTTACCTCCAAACATTTTTATATTTTCTGTTTTACCTCTATTGGCACCCCAATATTCTGATTCAGATTGATCTTCTGAATATTTTTTACAGGACTGTCCTACCCAAGGTGAATATTGTATAGGTGATGTTGGTACTCCTATAGTACAAATACTAGTAGTTGGTGCTATATTTGAAAGATATGTATATAGATTAGTAGAAACATTACATTGATTTATTGATTGACCATGTTGCAAAGAACCATAATATGTATATATTGAATATCTTAAATCATTAGTATAATTATGATTTAAATCTAAAAATAATGAAGCACTTTCTATTACTTGTTCTTTTATTCCATCATAATGATCTAAAAATTCTGTTGTATTTTCTTTTACACTATCCCAAAATCTATAACCTCTACATCCATACATTGTAATACCTTGATATTGCATGTTCTTAAATCTATCTCCTCTAACATAATAATAACCTATTATATTATCATTAAAATAGTTTTGTGCATCTATATTACTTAATAGATAGTTATTGGCTGTATTATTCTCAAAATAGATACCTAATATCTTTAATCTATTTATTGAATTATCATAAAGAGAAAAATCTGTTATTGTAGGCATCCTTACTATTCCCATTACATGAGTAGAACTAGGATAGTCATAACCATTTGTTTCATATACTTCTGATTCTATTCCTCCTTTAAAAACAAATACTATTCCTACTGGATATGCTTCATTCCTAAAATATGTTACAAAATTAAGTACATTATTATAATCTTTATATCCTGTAGATTTAGATATTCCATAAGAATCTTTATAAGGTCTTCCTACTACTAATGAAGCATAAGTCTTAAGATATTCATTATGTGTATTTATTCTAGTCCAATTACCTCCATAATATCTACCATTATGTATTGTCTGTGTTTGAGATGTTAATTCTTTAATCGAATCATCTAATAATTCTGATTCAGGTATATTTATTGTTACTTCTCTTCCAGTTATAATAACATTTATTGTAGATGCTTCTATTTTATATAGTGTATCTATAATCTTAGTATCTCTTATCACTACATCACTTTCATCACTATAATATCTTACATACGATATTTCAATATATTGATATGAAGTATCAAGATTAGATAAAGTCAATGATATCCTCTTATCACTTTTACTTGTTGAACCATCTTCTCTATCTATCCCTTGTATTCCTTCCACAGAATATATATCTCCTGAATCTCCTTTATATATAGAGATAGGTCCAATTTCTTGTACTACTTTAGTCCTATTATAATTATCATTAACATATTTAATATATAAAAACATATTCCCTGATCTTAACTCTCCTCCTGTCTGTAATGTTAATGAAGATAAATTAGGAAGAGATTTAGTTAATGGAATATGACTTATATAATAAGGGATATCATTATCATCATATTGTCTTGTTGTAAGTTCTCCTGTTTGATTGAAACTACTATTTATTACATAATTCATATTATGACCATCACATAAATAAATATTTACTGAATCATCATAGTTTTTATAAACATTTACTTCTACTGGATATATAGAAGATAATCCCATTAATGTATTCCGAAATATTGTTCTTGTAGTTAAATCTGTTTTATCTGTAAAATAATTTGTTAAAGGTTTATATTTTTTTTCAAATCCTGTAATTAGACTATTATATGTTATTGACCATGCATGCATACTTGTAAATGTCACGGTTACACATTTAGGACTTGGGAAACAACCTATCTCTGATTGTCGAGATACATTATTATAAGATATAATATAAAGTATTCCATTATATTCTTTACAGCCTATCATAGTAAATCCTTCTGATAGTTGTATTCCAATTTCATTTGTTGGATCATAATCATTACCATTTACATTAGTAATAATTAATCCTTGTCCATCTTTATTTATTGCACGTAAATTTAATGCAGGAAAATCCCATACATCATTACCTCTTTTAGAATAATCTAAATCTGTATTTATTCCTTTATGGAAAACATTTATACTCTGCATTATTCTATTTCATTTAAATGATATAATGGGATATTATTCATATTAGGTATCATATTTAATACTACATTTAACATTCTTCTTGAATCATCATTAGTTTCATGTCTTACTCCATTATTTCCTGCACTACATTGAATAATCTTCTGTTGGTCTATATATTGCCATTGTTGACCATTAATATTATTAGAAAGAAAATCCTCATAATACAACTTCCATGTACAATATGCTTCACAAGCAAGTTCATGTCCTTTTAATATAAGAGGATATCCTGTTTTATTATCTACCGGAACACCTGAATAATTAATATAAACATAATCCCTATCTAAATCATCTTTATAAAATGTTTGGGTAGTATTAAAGATAAGATGAACACCATCATTATAATAATTCTTAATCCTTGTATTTGATGCATCATAAACATCTAATAGTCTATACATATTACATGGTAACAGTCCTAAATTTCCTGTTACAATGACTTTAAACCTATTATAGTCATACATCGCTACAGGATTACCTAATATTTCAATAGTACATTCTGCACACCATTCTACTATTTCATCAATAGTAAATGATTTCTTTTTATGTGTCATAGCTAATCTTGCCATGATATTTTCTGCTGTTACATATTTCTGATTCGTACTCATATTATTCCCATGTTTTACCTGATTTTTTTAACATCCTAAAATATTTTATATAATCTCCTTTAAAATTATTTATAAAATATACTGTCTTTAATCTCTTTACTAACCTTGTATCTAATAATGGAAGTAATCTAAATTTCCAACAATAATTGTGTTTTAAATTTACCATCCTTAATGCAAAGAATGGATCCTTATTTAATACAACCACTAAATTATTTATAAGAACATCTCTCATTACTAACTTCATAAATAACTTAACTATTTTTAATGCTAAGTGTAATGTTCTTTCTGCCCTTACTCTCTTTTTAAATACTGTATTAACTGTTGTATGTCCATAGAGTTTATCTAATGTACCATAAGGTCTTTTATATTGGAATAAGACATCATTCTCATTAAGTAACTCTTTAAAGTTATAACTAAATATTTTCGCTCTCTTTACCAACTAAATGTGTTTGATTATTACTACTACTCTTTACTAATTCCATATATTCATTACTAAACTCAGGTAGTCCTCTATTATCTATATCTTTACCAAATTCTTCTTTCCAATATTTATATACATCATGGACTTCTGATTCTAATGAATATTTTAATCTTTCATATTCTCTTTTATTCATTACCTGTTCTTGGTCTATTACTGTATCATATTCTACACAATAGAACGATGGTATATAAATAAAAGAACCGTTAACATCTACTTTGTAATGGTTATAATATTTATTTAAATATTGAGTTTCACAATCTTCAAGAGTAACTAACTGTATTGCTTTACTTTCATATATCAATTGCTGTTGCATGATAAGATATATTGTATTACCTGAACTATCTACAATCTGTAAATTGCCTGTCATAGTTATTGTATTACTCATATCTTATTATTTTATAGGTTGAGTACCTAGACTGTCTTGTGCATCATTTATTACATCTTTAGGGATATTAAAACTACTCATTATGTCTTGCTTAACAAGTAATTCTAATTTATATGTATCAGGTGTTGGATAAGGATCATCATCATCCCAATTACAAGCAGTAGTTGGGTCTTCTAATATTCCTACCATACATACATATTTAGAACCTGTTGTAGGTAAATTATTATAAAATATCTTATTACCTATAACATTATAAATAGTTTTATTATTTCCATACTCTAATTTTCCTGATACTGTACTTCCTGTCATTGATGTTCTTCTAAATGCAGTTTTCATATCAGATAATCCTAAATAAGCAATATTACCATTACCTATCTTATTATTTAATGTAGGTACATCAGAATACCATAATACATCTCCTGATTCAACTAATACACCATCTATTGTACAATATTGCTTTTCACAAATTATTTCAATACAACATTGTTTTTGCATGTATCCTTCAAGATTCTTTCCGGATTTATAATCTGCTTCAACAAGTTTAACATTAATATCATTAATTTTCTTTACTATCCAATCAATAGAAATATCATTATCATCAACTATATGGAAGTTCCTTATAGATTCTAATACTGAATATGCTATTTCTTTTAATGTAGATGCCATTTTATTAATATGTTACTGTACCATAACAATTATTTTTTACTATAAACTCCACATATAATATTGCCAATGCTGTTAAATTTGAATTAGCTGTTATCTTTGGAATTATTGAATATGTATTTTCGTTTGTTACCGTATCGAAAGATATTGCACAAGTTAATGTTCCAGATGTTACAACTACTAATGAATCTAATATTTTACCATCTTTAGTTATAACTCCTTTTTTATATACTCCTCCATATAATAATGTTCCTGTATATGTTTGTCTTTCTATTCCTTCTGTACAATGAATTGTAAAATCTATAACTCCTCCTATAGTTCTACTTGTATCTGAAGTTATATTTAAAACTCCTACAGCTACATTATCTGTTAAATAGTTTCTTGATGGAACAATAATTCTATCATAAAAACTATTAGTAGTAGTATTGGTAACTGAATCTTTAAATGCTCCTTGTATAATTACTGTTGTTTCTCCTGCTCCTGTAGAAGAACCTCCTTTTAAAGTTAGATTTCCTCCATTTTTATCTGTACTTCCTAAAGTTGAACTTCCTGCATTTATAGTAAGATTTTTCCCTTCTGTATCAGCAGTTATATTTCTTTCCATCCCAATACTCTTATCTGCTTGACCACTTAAAGAAATAGTCTTTGTCAAAGTAGATACACTTCCTATACCTAAATATCCTCCTGAAGGAGTTATTAATGTATCTGTCTTTAAAAAATAATCTGTTAATGTATCATTTATTTCCAATTTTGTATAATATCCAGTTAAAGAATCATGTATGTAAGCTCTAATAGTATCATCACATACTGTGCTTAAATAATAGTCAGCTAAAGAATCATTTATCTTTGAACTTAAATAGTAATCAGTAAGAGTATCATTTATTTCTAATTTAGTATAGTAACCATCTAAAGTATCATTAACGTAATCATCATCTACTAATGAATCTCCATATACAAATATAAC